TGCGACTAGGCGGCTTTCCCGTTTGGATGACGCGCTGTTTGAACTCTCTCTGCTCATCCCAAATGAGTATCTGTCGCCAGCGGCCCCCTTGCCGGAAACCGGGGTCTACGCTCATGCGGTCAAAGTATGGCACGAAGGCCATGCGGCGATGGCGCGGAACACGCACCGGGAGACCACCCCATGAACATGATCACCCTCGCAGCCCGCGCCATTCTCAAACGGCGGTATTACGAGCCTGAGTTCCACCCGGATCTGGAATCGTTCTATGCGTCTTGCTATCCAGAACACGTCATGGAAGCAGAGGCAGAAGCGAGAGCTGTGATTGAGGTTATGCGGGAGCCGACGCCAGAGATGATACGTGAGGCTAGCGACGGCCCCAACACAAGCGCTCGCATCTGGCGCTCAATGATAGACGCTGCCCTCGCTTCCCCACCCACCCCGGAAGACGCTGGAGAGAGATGAATGGACGCCTACGAGCGAAAAGCACGGGAAAGCTACGATCGCGCCGTCCTGATGGCGGCAAGCCACAGGGCGCAGATGGGCGAAACGTGGGTGCCGATTGCCGGCGGCGTGATGATGCTGCTGTTCGTTATCGCCGGGGTTGTGGCGATGTTGTCCGGGCGACAGGAGCCTAACGCGCCAATCTTCACCGAGGGCCAGAGAGTTAAGATCGCCTTCGACGATAGACCCGCCCTCGTCCTTGGTTCGTGGTGCCGGCCTGAATGCGTCTACAATCTGCGGATATCGACGCCATACGGCTATGACACGATTTGGCGTCGAGAGTTTGAGCTAGTCCCATGAACCGCTACCGTGAGAACGTCATCCTCTCCCGCCTGCTGTTTGCAGCAGTAGTTACGGGGGTTGTGATGGTGGTGGATTGGCTTTGGAGGTGACTGAGCCGGGGAGCTTGCATTGCAGAGGCCGGCCCCGGCTATACTAGGTCTGCGAGACAGAACGGCCAGGAACGAACCCCAACCTTCTCGGCGCTGTAGCAGCTCGTCAGCCTAGTCGCACCGCCGCCTCGCATACTCTGTGCCAGACTTGATACCGCGCGCCTTCGATCCGGCTCTACGCCTCTCAGCATTGTCTGGCGTCTCGTGCCTGCTATTCGCAGGGAACTTGTGCTAGAATCCGATCTCGTCGCCGATACACTCGGTGCCGCCACCTGGTGCGATAAACAGTGTGCCGCCGTCTCCGATGGTGCCTGTGCCTGGACCTGGCGTGATGCCAGCAGTTCCGCCGTCGCCGTCAATGAATGGTGCAGTGTCGCGCATCATCGTTCTCCTAACTGAATTAGTATATCAGAATCCGCATCGACTTCCAAGCAATTCTGGAGCGCTCCTCCACAATTACAAGGCTTTCCGCCTCGCCTCCAGCGCAGAATACTGCTGCATTCTCGCCAGTTCTCCGGCAAGCTCACCAATGAATATCGACAGTTCCACCGGCCCCATGACCGTCTCCAGGTAGTCATACGATTTGTCAGAGGTCACATAGGTTCGAACGATTGTCATTGACTGGTCTTCGCTTTGAACGACGCGGAAGCTCATGACATGAACCCCGTATACATGAACCTCCAGACAGCAAGCCTGTAAGCCACACGCCAGCGGAGGAAGTAGAGACGGGCGATCATGCGAACCTCTCTTCGAGTTCCAGGAGCGAAATGAAGTTGCCACCCTCGACACGCCCGCCCCTCAATCGAAGGTCGTGGATGCCGTATGTATAGCCGGTGGTTGCCCCGTTGGCGTAGGGCGGGATGTAGCCGTGCGGCATAGCTGAGCCGACGTTCGTAATGGTGATTGAGTTGTTGATGCCGATCTTCGGCACCGTCACCGAATTGTTGCGGTGGGTATGGCCGAAGATGATGGAATGCGTCGCCTGGTTCCCGATGGTGTTCTCAGGATAGCGCCCGCCGATTGGCTTTTGCATGATCGACATCGGGACATGCGTGAACCCGACGCCCTCCATAAACAGCCATTGCCGATACGGCGTCACGCGCCAGCGGTAGCGGTAGAAGAACTGTTCCAGTTGCAGGGTCAGCGTGCCGGCGAGGTTCGGGGCCAGTTCCTCCAGGCGCCAGACGCGGAATTCATGATTGCCAAGCGTCACATCATGCGGGATTTCGCCTATCCCGATTTCGGAATGGTAGGTGTCGAACGCTTCCTCGCCAGACGCGATGTCCTCGCTGAAGGACGGGCGATGCAACTGGCTTGCGGAGCCGGGAGGACTGTGGAACTCACAGCTGCTCATATCGAATGCATCGCCGATCTGCACAACGTTGTCGGGCTTGGCCTCTGACACGTAGCGGCCTATCCACCGCATGTGTTCGAAGTCCATTCCTGGCTTCATGTGGAGGTCGCCGATGACCACGACGCGCCGGACGGGAAGATCCCGCGTGACGCTGACATTGTAGGCCCTGACACGAACGCGGGGCTTGGTTTCGGGGATGCCGTCTATGTCGGGCGTGTAGGCTTCCTGAGCGGCCTTCAGGTCTTCTTCGCGGATCATCTTCACGCGGCGATCGACTGTCGTCCGATGCCCGCCTACAGCCTTGGAAAGGCCCCTGATGTTGATTGTCCCGTCTAGCCTGGTGAAGTCTGGAAGGTGTCGCCGGATTGTCAGAAGATCGTCCGGCGAGGTTTTGTTCGCACCGTCGTCATTGGGCATTACCCCACACTCCTGGTTGATCGGGGGTAGGCTCAAATGCCGTCTGATTTCATCAATGCGAACTGATGCCGGTCCAGGGAGATGCGGGCGTGATGCTTGATGCAGTTGTCAGGCTCGACAATCGCAATGATGGCGAGAGGTGGGATCACGGCCATGATGAATTTCGTCGGCTGAGAGTCGTCGGGGATGTCGAGATTCAGCGCTTTGTGATAGGCTGAGATAAAGCCAACGTCTTCCGAGATGGTGATCATGTTGTCCGGGACACCACCCTCTTTCAGGGACTCCATCGCGTTGTCCAGGGTGAAGCATTCCTGAGCGATAGCAGGCGATGCGAAGGCAAGGGCGATTGCAAGGCTGATGAGCTTAAGCATGTTCGTTCCTTTCAAAGGACGAGGATTGCGGCCATGACGCCGGCCAAACAGGACAGACAGATGAGGGAGATGAGCCAGAGACGGGCGGGAAGGGTCACGGCTGGCGCGTGCGTGGCCGTGGCGTGTGGCTCTGCTGGTAGACGCCATCAATGCGCCCGCTCAGGTGGTCCACAGCGCCCTTGACGCCCTGGATGGCGTCCATGATCGGTTCTACCGCCTCACGAAGCCCTTGCTTGCTGACGTAGGTTTCCGCGACGTGCAGCTTGTGTTCGGACAACTTGTCGAGCGCGAGGGAGGCGAGCGCGGCATTGGCGCTGGATTTCGTGTCGCCGTCCTTCTTGGCTTGGTCGACCATTGAGACGAGCCGCCACCAGATGCCCCATAGGACGCCGGAGACTGTGAGGAAGAACAGGATGGCGTAGGCGATTTCTTGAAAGGTCATTTGCGGCCCCTGATGGCTGAAGCGATTACCTGAGCGCCGCCCATTGCCGCGCCGGAATAGAAGATGTTGGCGAACACGATGTCGGCGTATTCCTTCAACTGGGGAGGCAGGGCAGCCACGTCCGGCAGAGAGCCGTTCAACGTGCTGTCCATCATGCCCCAGCCGTGCCAGAGACAGGTCGGAATGGCAGCGATGCACCACGCCACCCAGAACAACGGGAACTGCATGCCGGCCTTGACGACGCCAGCCGCTTCCGAGTTCGCAGCTGCTTCACGTGAAGCATTGATGCGCTGGCGCGCTGTCTCGGAATCGGCCTTGCGCTCGATATGGCCCAGCACTCGGTCGAGAAAGCCGAAGCCAGCCGAGCCGAGCAGCTTGGCGACGATGGAGGCGATCATTTGCGCGCCTCATTCATCTGGCGTGCTGTCTCGCGGGCAACGAACTCGCTATCCGCCATGCAGACGTGGATGATTTCCCCGCCTATAGCGCGATAGTCGGCCATCACCGTCCAGACGACAGTCGGCTTTCCGCGAACTAGGCGTTCTGTGAGAGCAGCCCCGAACATGTCAGTTCACCACATAAACGGCAGTCGATGGGACGCCGCTGGCACAGGTGATCGGCGATGGCGCGACCCATGGGTCCAGCCAAGGCATAGGCACGTCACCTGCGGCGTTCGGAACCCGATATGGGGTCGTCGTCGGGGGCCATGGTGACACCACAATGCCGCCTGTCCCACCCGGGCAGGTGTCGCAGTGTGCGGCGCGTGATGCTTCTGGCAAGACGGGCAGAACCAAGCAGCGCGGCTCATAGCTGCTCTCCCGTATACTCCGGCACCTCAATTGTGATGGTGTTGCGTTCCTTCCACTTCGCAGCGAGCCAGAACCAGACCTCGGTAGCGCCTGCTATTGCGAAGCCAACGCCCATGTCGATGAACATGGCAACGTCAGGATCGGAAGCGAACATCGACCCGTCCTCGGATGAGAACCAGCCTTGCGCGACAAGCCAGACGGCCAAATATCTCAAAGCGATGCGCACTAGTTGTTCACGCATTTTAGTTCCTTTCGGATGGATGATGTGGTATGGTTTTTGGATGCGAGAGGACGGAACGGGCTTCCGTCGCGCCGGTTCGCCCGGTTAGTAAGCGTCCGGCGCTGCAGCGTCGTAATTGCAGGGGTAGCTTTCCCTTCGACGCCAAGAGATGCAGGAAGTCGCCGCCCTGCCTCGCAGACTACTTCCCGCCCCTCATAAGCATCTTGAACAGCGCTGCTATCACCGCCCAGAAGCCCTTGCTTGGCTCAGGAGCGGGCTTGGACGGAGGCGGGACAGGAATAGGCTTGGGAGCCGGTGAAGGGGCTGTAGAGCCATAGCCTTCGCGCTTCAGATCGGCCTCATAGGCATGGGCATAGGTGGCAATCAGCCCAGCCTTATCCGTGCCATTGATGATGCGACGGGCGCCAGCATAGTCGGACCTTTGCAGGGTGATGTAGTCGGAGAGTTTCTTGCCGGTGAACCAGCCTTCTTTCGAGCCGACGACAAGGATCTCAGCGGCGTGTCCCGGCTCCAACAGTTTGCGCGGGCTGGACACGAAATCGATGCCTAGTTCTTTTGACGCCTTTTCGTAGTTGGTCAGCCAGGTTAGCTGCACGAAGCCCATGCCCACGTAGGGATAATACTTCTTGCGCTTCAGGTAGGCTTCGCCGCCATACTCGCGGACGGGGCGCATCGTATGGGCAGTCTCATGCCAGGCGGTGGCCAGAACGTAGGCAGCCTGGTTCCGAAGCAGCCCATGTTTCTTGCACGTATCGATGATGAGCCGCGTGAAGCCTTGATCAAGGTTCATCGGTTGTTACCTCTCGAAAGATTGGCTATAGAAGCGGGGATGCAACACCCCGAGTATGGCTACATGCCTTCGCTAGACGCCCCGTTCACCGGGGCAGATCTGTCGTTTCCGGTGCTGATCGTACTTGCAGCGGTGGCGGTATTCGCTCTCTGGATGTCGTTTCGATACGAGCGCTAGATACCCGCCCGCCAGATCACGCGCTGCGTGCTTGACGCCTTGTCAGCATTCGAGGTCGTGTCCCGAACCCGGATGTAGAGGTTTGTCGCATCGACGCTTTGAACAATAGCCTCATAGGTGTTGTCGCCATCGGCTTGGACGCCATAGAAGCGCGGCGCTCCGATGAGGCCATGAGCTACCGTTCCGACGCCGTTGCCATCCGTGGCCATCGCGGCCACGACGCCCTGTTTCGAGAACTTGCCACCTGAAAACTGGTTGTTCGAGCCGCTGTCCGCCACGCTGCTGGTGACGTTGCCAGTCACAAACTGGTTGTCGTCGGCGCCAGCCACGATCAGGATATCACCTGTCACAGCATCGGCCATGCTGGCGATGTCATAGGAGTTCTTGTCTCCCCGAACCACGAGGTTTCGCGCACCGCCTTGGGCATGGATGATCCACTTGCCGCCATTCGAGTAGTCATCGATGGCAAAGCTCGGGACCGACTTGTTGGCAAGCGGATCGTAGTCAATGTTGACGGTTCCGGTCCACCGATCCCCACGGATGACCGCGCCTTGTGCGCCGCCGCCATTGGTTGCCGGATCATATGCCTGGAGGTTGAGCTTGCAGTCGTTGATGAACGATGTCCCGTCCGTAAAGGCGCAGGTCATTGCCTGTTGGACAGCGCGCAGGGACTTGATGTTGAACTCGCACTGGCGAATGCCCGAGGCGCTCGCAAGCGCAATGTAGAGGCCGAAGCCGGAGCCGCTGTCAGCCACATTGATGGTGACGTTCTCTGCCAATAGGGGGCTAATCCAGACGCCGGCACCGCCGCAATCCCGGGTCGAACCCTGGATGCTGATGTTCGTCATGGTTCCACCCGCGCCATCGACGATGATGCCGCGCCGCGCGCCAGCGCCACCAGAAACCACAGGTGCCGAAGCGATCAGGTTGGTGATGTGGATGTCGTTGCAATTTCCCTCGAATACCCCGATGCCAAAAGCGTCGTCGCCGACCGAATAGGCTTCGATCTTGTCCCCGATGACATCGGAGCAGTCGATGATGGAGATTGCATTTCCCGCCTTAGGCGACGTGTTTTCATTGCGGCAGATGATATTGTGGATGCGAACCTTGGTGCAGGACCAGAAGACGGTGTTGTAGGCGGGGCTGTCCACGCCCTTGTAGTCCTCCAGGATGATGCCGTCCGCATCGCGGAACTCGACGCAACGGCCGAAGACGGTTGCGGACGGGTTGTTCACGCTGTCGTAATTGACCTTCATGCCCCTGATGCCAATGCCGTTGGCGCCAGCCGGGTCGCTGATGATGGTCTGCATGTTGGTCGAGGGAGCCGCCTTGATCTCGCAGCCGGAGTGAAGGCCAGGCCCGGTGATGACGACACCAGACCGCAGGATCAGGCCATAGAAGGAGGCCCCGACCGGACCACCCTGGCCAATCAAGTATGTCCTGGCTGAAAACAGCACCTGCCCATTGCCTCGATCCGACGCTAAATCAATCGCGTTCTGAATCGCGGTCGTCGTCTGGACTGCCGTATTTGTGCTATCAGTTGCCCCCAGCGCATCGACATGCGGGACTTCGCTCGGATCGAGTTCGAACCAGTTGCCCTTGCGGTCCTGAATGGCCGTGAAGTTGCCAGGATCAGATGCAACCTTGCGGTAGAGCGCGGGATGGAATGTCGAGTCGTCAGACCACCGATTGATGATAATGGCCTTGCAGTCGGAGAAGTCGTATCGCACCATATGTTCGCGCGTTTCGACTGTCGGATTGAGCGAGGTCGAAGCAATCCCGGGATAGTCCCGCTCCAGAACATATTTGACAGTCTTGCGCCCGCCACCGCCGCCATTCGGAATGATCCGGGGAAGATTGTCGATCAGCCGGTCAACGGTATCCTCCAGCTTCTCCACCTTGGTTCCGAGTTCTTGGCCAAGGATTTCCTTCGTCCGCTCCTTCTGTGCTTCCGTCTGGACAGCAGCATCACGGACACGCAGTTCGGAGGCGCGCGCCCGGAGAAGGCGGTCACCCTCGACACGGGCCGGAGGCGGCGTCCACTTGGTGCGGACGGGGATGTTTTGAGCCATCGATGTCTCCATACGAAAAAGGCCCCGCGTGAGCGAGGCTTTGGCAAATTCGGGAATGTCAGTTCAGATCAGTCGCAGACTGTCGGGTTTGAACGCCCGTCCCAATCGGTGAAGCAGTCACCACCCGAACTCACAGACTTCGGCGCAGCCACATAAAGGAATGCACATATCAGGAAGACGGAACAGGCTTTCCAAGCCATACTCCAGTCACGGTCCTTAGCCGCATAGATCGTCACGCCACCAGACAGGAAGCCAACAGGCAGAGCGAGGATCGCAAGCGCAGAGAGGATTGGTCACTTCCTTCGCGTGTCAGGCAAACCGAGCGCATCGCCGGTTGCTTCTTCGACCTTATCAAATAGGCTCCGGATGTAAAAGAGGTTTTGGCCCGGAACCATCATACGCGCCCTGCGCAGATCCGATTTCGTTGTATCCCCCGCAAAAATCGATCCGGAGACCTGGAAGATATCTGCCACCGCGTCCGCAGTCGGGCCAAGGAAGGCCCCCGTGACGTTCCGAGAGGCATAGCGGCTGACTTGTTCGCCAGAGAGCGCCGACAGGCCTACACGGCCTCGTGTGGCCTTTTCAGTTATATTGTTGGCTTCCATCAGCCAGCCGGTCAGGCCGGAGCGGTCGAATGCTTCCACAGCCCACACGCGCGGATCGTCTGACACATCCCGGCCAGCTGCCTTTTCCTTCACGGCATAGGTCATCGCGCCCAGCCCAAGCATAAGAAGCGTGCCGTTCAACGTCGCCGCGTCCCGCTGCTGCAAGCCTGCAAGCATGGTCTTTTGCATCGACGAGACGGAAAAGCTCTTGAACTGTCCGACCATCTTGCCAAGTTCGGTGGACATCCAGAGAGGCTTGTCCTGACCCGGGGTGACGATGATACGATCCACATCACGAACGACGGCGGCGCGGACGGCTTCTGCTGCGTCCTTGTCAGTCCATTTCGCGGTATTCGCCAACCAGACGCCATCGGTGATTTCCCCGTGCCCGCCGACGCGCTCGACGCCGGTTTCGTAGACGCGCATATTGGACGGGGAAGCGAGTTGTTTACCGGTTACAATGGCGTCGTCGCCTGCGAACTGGCGCGTGATTTTCTTCGCCATCTCCAGGTCGATACCCGAAGCGGCAAGCCGGCGGATCTCGCTTTCCGATGCAAGGCCATTTGCCAAGCGCTGGGAGGAACGAAGGACATTGGTCATCGTGACCAGCCCCGCAAATTGCTTCAGCGCGGCGTTCCATGGTGCCATCAAAGACACGACGCCAAACTTGCTCGACACAGCCGACAGGCCGCGTTCGAACTTGGAGTGCCGTCCGAAATCGTCGGTGATGTCCGCCATCGCCATCGTGCGACTATCGAGGATCATGTCCAGCGCAGTGCCGGCCATCTTTACCTCGCCAGCACCCGCGCGGAAGGCCTTGAAGTTCCGGATCATCGGCAGGAAGCCATCGCGGAACGTGCTGGTCAGGCCATGTGTGAATACGACCTTGGCCATATCCGGAAGGGCCGAGAGCGTCATGCCACCCAGAAGGCGCACATAGTTCAGATTGCGCGCGATGCGCCCTGCACGAAGCACAAGAGATGCCGGGTTGGACGGCAGCGCATACGTTCCACGCAACCGATCGCGGATGCCCTCAATATCCCGCACGTCGCTTTCGCGCTGTTTCTGGATGGCCTTGCGTTCCTTGTCGGTCTTGGCGCCGGCAACCTTGGCGTTTGCCTCGTCGTTGATCTTGCGGATTTCCTCCTTCATATCGACGGAGCCGAACTTGCGGGCGATCTCCACATCTGGAGCCATTGTCCGGATTTGGGCACGCATCACCTGTTCAACGTCCAGTTCCATGAAGTCGGCAATCTTCTCGGATGGGATGTTGAGCGTGCGTTCTTTCAATGCGCCGCGCGGACCAGCCACGATGTCATAAGGGATGCGACCCTCAGCATTGCCAAGGATGGTATCGGTGATCTCGTCAGCCAGACTGCGCAGCTCCGCATCGGAGAGGTTGGCGAACTCATCGACCTTTTGCGAGGCCTTGTCCGCCTTCGTCGCGGCCACATCGGCCTTGGCTGCTGCGTCCTCTGCAATCTTGGTTGCCTTGTTCCGCTGTGTCGTCAGGTGGTCCACCAGCCGCGCGGTCCACACATCCCGCTTGGCGATGATCCTCTCGCGATTATACATCCGGAACAGGTGCGAAAGATCGTTCTTGACGGCGATGTCTTCCGGGAAAAGCCGAGCCTCGATAGCCGCTTTCTTCAGCGCTTCGTCCCATTGACGGTAAACCCTAGCGGCCTCTGCCACCTGCGGAATCGCATGCTGCTCGCCGGAGAATGCAGCCCTGCCCACCTCTTCCTTGAATTGCTTGAAGGTGAGCTTCTGCCCGCCCCTCGCCCGCGCCCATTCGGACTTGATCGGAGAAAGGCGCGTCTGCCATGCAGTCGGCTCGGCAACGTCGTGGAAATACTTCGCATAGGACGTATCGACCATGCGCAGCGCTTCCGCAGTCGGCGCATTCCACATCTTGACACGGGTTTCAACCGAGCCGCCGCGCTCCGTCGCGATGCCGCGCGCATTGTCGGCATATTCCAGCGGCGTTTCAGCCAGCCGGCGCACTGTTTCACGTGTGGCATTGAAGTCGGAGAGCTGCGAGCGGATAAGCGGGTCCTGGATGTTGACCCCGGGGAGACGCTTGATCAGCGCTTCGTCCTTCAGGACCAGTGGTCCAGTGTCCCGAGCAGCTGCACCAGCCGACGAACCTGCCCCGGTGAAGACCCGATCAGCCTCGTCAAACGCAGCTTCCTGCCCTTCGATCTTGCGGGACAGCGCGGAAGATGCCGCAGGCGTAAGATAGCGCCCCGCCAGCGCGCCCAGAGCGCCCCCGAGCAGCACAGAGCCGCCGACGTTCAACGCCGTCTCTTCGACCGTCCTACCTGTCTGTGTGGCCTGTAGAGCAGCCTCTGAGATACCAGCGTCAATCGCAGCAGCCGCACCCACGCGAAGCGCCAGTTGCCCAACACCACGTGCGGCGCCAATGACCGGCCCGCCAATCGGGAGAAGCGTCGGCAGATCGAACACGCCGGCTGCAACCGAGCCAACGATGCCCATCATCCCGCCGGCTTCGACAGTCCTGCGATCACGCTCTTCCCGATCGATCTGGATTTTCTTCGCGTCGGCAGCCTTGCGATTAAAGATGCCTGAGAACTCGTCAACGTAGGGCGCGAATTTCGGATCGTCCTTCACGTAGTCGATCGCGTCAAAGCCATCTTCGATCTCATACGGATTCGGCTGGCCACGAGAGGCAAGCGCAGAGCCGATGGTGTTCTGTGTCCGGAACGCCGCGCCGAACACATCGATCATCGACGGATCAACAATAGGCGCGTCATCCGGCGCGATGTTGGTCAGGTTGTCGATCGTGCGGCGCTCGTCAATGAACGGCATTAGCGTTCACCGAACACAGGATCTTGACCAGAGAGGAAATCCTTCTGATCCTGGACGCGATACGGCGCCTGCTGGCGTTGTTCGGTCTGGTTGGCGCGTGCGCCTTCCATCGCCGCGCCGCTTGCCGCGTCATCGACCTTTTTCTGCATGTCCTGGAGTTTGGAGATGTCAGGACGCCAGAGCTTGCCGGGAATGGTCTGCAGCACGCCATTGGCATCCTTATACAGCACGGCATAGCCCGGCATCTCGCCCCGCTTCACCATGGCGTCAGTTTCCGGCGTCGTCACCAACTGGACCGACTGCATGTCGGCATCTGCCGAAAACTCCGCAATGTCAGCCTGGAGTTGTGCCGGGTAGGAAAGCGACTGTGCCGCGTCGGCAACAGACAGCTTCGGCCAATAGCGCTCCGGAGGATGCTTCATCACCACCTTGCGGCCTGTCAGTTCCGTCACGCCATAGAGGCGCTTCATTTCCTCGACGGCGCGGTTCTTCGCAATCTCAGGATCACCGCCCGCGCGATAGAACTGGTCCTCGGCAATCGCTGCAAATTCTGCCTGAATGCCGAGCCGCTGCGCTTCAGAAAACCCGATATCAGGAGCCGTGCCAAACCACGTATCGAACTCGCTCGACAGGTCGGTTGCCTCGACATCCTTCATGAAGACTTTCGCCGCCGGCTCCATTGCCTTGCGGTTGAACTTCGCCTCTGGACTGCTGCGCTCGATATAGCGCTGCGCTGCCATCTCAGGGGGGAGATTGCGCTTGTTCACGTCGAAGGCGAAATCATCGACAGCAGTCTGGACTTCAGTCCCGCCATCGCGACGAGCAAGCGCAGCCGGGTCGAAAGCCGAAATCCGCTGCGCAAGCTGGAGCGCGGTCGCCACTTCCGCCGGCTCCTGGCTGGCAAGCCCTTGGCGAATGGTATTGACGACAGGCTGAGGAACCACACCAGTCTGCTCCAGGATCGCGCCGGCAATTGCGCCATGCTGTTCCGGAGGAATGCGCTTCACAGCGTCGGAATAGAGATTGTCGGCGCGCGTCTTGTCTTTCGAAGCATATGGATCGAGGTTCAGCGTGCGATCGTTCAGAGCCACGAAATCCGATTGGATCTGGTTTGCGCCTTCGTTCTGCGTGCGAACCTTGGTGATCAGCGCGGCCTTGTCGCCATCGTTCAGCGTTGGGTCATTCGAGACCAGAACCTCATCGCGGATTTGGCCCTGCACGATCTGGAGTTCGAGCGCATCCTTGTGCTGGGTGTATTCGGCCTTGATGGTTGCCGCTTCCGTGCGCTGCTGTTCCCCGATCTGCACATCCGCCTGATTGGCCAGCACGAGACGGCGTTCGAGCGGGATATTGGCGAAACGGGGATCCGGCCCTCCAGCGGATTCCGGCACGCTAGCCTGCCCTCGGATGATTGCAGCCTCTTCCGCGCGGCGCTTGGCGTTGATGCCGCCATTGTGGCCTTTCAGGCCTTCGACAGCCGCCGCGATAGTCTCCATGTCACCAGAGCGAACCGCGCTGGCAACCGACTTGGGAAGGCTGCCATAGTTATAGGCGATCGACGTAAGCGCGGCGCGCGCGCCGCTTGGCAATTGTGACCAATGGTCGGGTCCAACCTGACGCGCCGCGTTCTGTTCAAAGTCACGCGCGCGACGTGCCAGATCGCGTTCCGCGTCGGCACGAGTGACCGTATCGCCCTGTTTGACTTTGACGACCGATCCGTCAGCCTTGGTGATCGTGTCCGAGCCATAGCCGAGCCGATGAGCATTCACATCCCAATAGGTGCCGGAACGAAACCCTTCGAACTTGCGCAGCAGACCCACAGACCCGCCACCGACATTCGGTCCCGCATCCGGTTCAGCGGGGGTAAGCCCGAGCGCTGATTTTGCCTTGCCAGCAAATTCCGGGTCTTTCGCCAGCAGCGTCTTGAACAGCGTCTCATCCGCGTTCGCCTGCCAATTGACCTTGGCCACGTCCTTTTCCAGAGCCGGGAGACCCGACTTGTCGATGATATCTAGGCCCTGCTGCTTGAACGTCTCGAAGGTCGCGGTATCGTTCGGATCGCCCATCGCCATCTGATTGGTGATGTCGTTCTGCGTCTTCTGGATTTCGACCTTATAGTAAGCCTGCTCGCTCTTGTATTGCTCACCGGCCAGGCGGTTCGAACCCTTCATGCGATACAGTTCGCGCTTGGCGGCGAACTCGGCACGCTTCGATTCAGGCACCCGCTCCAGATAGCTGTCGAACACCTTGTCGTAAGAGCCAGGACGCACCGGCTGCTGCGTCACCGGGTCGATCTCGCCATAGACGCTATCGTGAATCCCGGAACCATCCGCAGGAGCGGTGCGCACCGCTTCGTCTTCCTGACGCGCGATATCTGCCATCAACTCGTTTTCACGAATGGTCGCGTCGAAATTGTCCTTCTGGTCCTGCTTCTGTTTGAAGCGCTCGGCAACGTTCTGGATTGAGTTGCCAAGCCCTTCGATCGCAGAGCCAATCGGAGACCCCGATGGATACGAAACGACGCTGCCCGTATCGAGCGAGCGGCTGGCAATGGTGCGGGGAATTTGCGCCATCAGTAAAGCCCCGGCCTGTTAGTGATGCCGTAGTCAGACCGCGCAAAGGGAGACTGACCGATCTTTGCAGCCTTGTTTGGGTCATACATGTTGGACAGTCCAGAAATCAGGCCGCTGCCCGCGTTGATGATGCCGCCGGCCATGGCCTGCTTCCCAGAAAAGCGGGAGATATCGGCTTGGGTTCGGAGGTTGTTCTGCCTGATCTGCGAGCCATACTGGATTGCGCGGATGTCAAGTTCCCCTTCCCGGGCATTGGCGATCAGCACATCCGAAGGTGAGCCGGCCATGGCCACGCCAGACGCACCCACCTGAGCGCGGGCGTTGGCCTGGAGCAGTTCCTGCTTCTTGCGCTCTTGCCGCGCCTCATAGGCTGAGGCCTGAGAGTCCGCCTGCGCCTGTTGCTCGTAGGCCTTGGCCTGAGCGTTGGCCATGGCCATCTGCTGAGCGCCGCCAGCGATCGACCCGGCCACCGAAACGACCGTGCCAATGGCTGCGAGAGTGCCGGGATCGACGCACATTTCTTCTAGTCCTCACTGTCAAAGATCGGCGTGGCGGCGCGGATGGTGCATGGCGTAGGGTTGGTGAAGCGGATACGCACCTTCGCCATGCCTTCCCAGCTATCGTCGATGGGGACCTTCACATTGCCGGTGAACAGCTCGACGTAATCCGGATCAGGCAGAGTGGTCGGGATATCCACGGTCTCCCATGCGCCGCGCTGCATGGACTGGATTTCAAGTCCGGTGATGTCGGTTTCGAATAGCGACAGGAGAACGGCTGAGATCTTCTTACGGCGCCCGTTGAGCGAACCGTCTTTCGCCCCAACATCCAGTTCGAGCGTTTCCGCCGACGATGTGAATGGCAGCCCTACATGCGCCGCATTGCACAAAGCACCGCCCGGGAGCGTCACCGCGCCACCCGAAACTGTGCGGCCTTTCACAACCACCCACCCGGCGATGCCGGATGTGTAGAGGATGTCCACCGACTGGCCATTGAGATGCGACAGACCGCTGATCGAGTTCGTCGATGCACCCGAATAGCTCAGACCGCAGTCAACCTGGAAGCAGTCGCCAATGTCGGCATATTCGAACGCCGGCTGCATGACCTCGATGTAACGCTTGGTCGATCCGCCAATGGTCCGCTTGACGATCATCCAGACATCGTTCGGCATGCCGTCCTGGCCGGGCGTGACGATGCAGCTTTCGACGATGGGCCAGTCCGCACCGGTAAACGCCCCACCGACGCGGTGACGATGCATGCCGCGGACTTCCTGCGAGGGCTGATGCGTGTAGCCGCCCAACTCGCCATTATCGAGAGGGAACCAGACAATGGGATCGGGATCGTCCTGGTAGGCGATTTCGATCACGCCCTTTTTCGGGATATGCTCTGAAATCTGGCCAATGTCGTCGGACGTGAACCGACCCGATGCGTTCTGCACCAGTTCGGCAATCGAGCGCCGGGAGCGCGTCACATACATGAACGATTGGCCCGCATCGATCGGGCGGATCTTCGCACAGCCATGCGTCCGCGAACGGCGGTTCTTGAATGAAGTTGGCGTCAGCGCCTCATCCAGGCCCGAGCCTGACAATGCACGCACGCCGCCCGATGTCGCGATCAGCAGGAACCCGTCCGCGTCAGCGAGCCACACAATGTCATTGGCTTGCCCGCCGCCGGCATTCTCAAACACTAGCGCATCGTCGTCTTTCTCACCTGCGGAGAAATCATCGAATGCGCCCGTCTTTGACGCATAGACCGAGAACCGCTTGCTATAGGCCAGGCGCTCTTCGAAGAAGGCAACGCTTTCCACCTGTTCGTCAGGCGTAAAGGCGCTCATCCGCCAGTTGATGATTGGCGAAAGATCCGGCAAGGCATGGCCGTTCAGGGTGATCGTAACGACGGTAGTGGACGTGCGGGAGATGATGCGCGCCCATCGCCATTCGCCATCCGAACCGAGAAGCCGGATGGTGCGGCCTACATCCGTGGTCTGGAAACCAGCACCATCATTGATGCCCGTGATAGATGATGCCGTAAGGTTGAACGCGGTCTGAGAGACCGCTGCCTTGTTGAAGCCGAGTTCCGCCACCTGAAACGTGCCAACCGAGCCATCAAGCCCGGTGTAGCTGAAGCGGTGATATTCGAACGCGACCTTGTTCTCAAATTCATAGAACCGGGTCTCACCGCCATACCATCCCGATTCGCCCTTGCGCGTATCGAGCGTGGTCCAGGTCGCGCCGTTGTTCGATCCTTCGACCTTCCACGAGGTGGGCGTGCGATTGACGATTGTGCCATCAACTGCCGTGATCCAGTAGGAATCCACCACGACTTGCGCCGCGCCCGCCTGGCGATATTGTATCCAGCCCGGCACGGCGACGATCTGCAAATCCGTTCCCGGGTCGCCGTCGAACACTTGGAACGCATTGGCGCTGGCATTCGAACTGGATGCCGTTCCCGAAGGGGCTGTGTTCGTCGTCATCAGCGGCGTCAGGGATGCCCTGTCAGCCGGCGTCAGTGTCGTGGCGGTAATGTTGAGCGCGAGATACGGCCCGTCATTGAAAATGGATTCGGTGAGCGTCCATGTCGTCGCATCTTCGCGCGTCAGGATCTGCGGTGCATAATCGCTATGGACAATCCACATCTGGTCGGCGGACTGGATGAACTGGAGTTGCCAGATGTCCGCCTCAACCCATGGCGTGACAACCTCAACCGTGCCGACACGCGAGCCGTAGGCATAGACGCGGATGTAGAGATGCCCTACCTCCAGCGCATAGGCTTGTTCCGCGCTGAAAATGAACGGGATAAGCCGCGTTTCGCGGGAGGATGTCTTGACTTCACCCGCAAAATACGTTCCGCCGCGCGCCCTCAACCCGCCGTGAGGCAGCGTCAGGAAGTTCTCGCACTTGGACAGCGCTGTCCTGTAGAGATCAAGCGATGCGCGGGCATGCAGTCGGGGGGAGATTTCGCCACGGACGAACGAATCCTGTTGGGGATACAGGACCGGCTTGTCAGGGATGTCGGAGCCAGCCATCAGGCGCGCCAATAGCGGTTGTCACCGCGCTGGAGAGGCCATCCCTGCCCATAATACAGGCTGCCACGGCGAACCGCGTTGACACGCAGAGCCTCCGAGAGCGCCTTCTGATAGGCGGCTTCAGCAAGCTGCACGATGCCGGCGTTCTTCGTCAGCGGCAGTGCGATCTTAGCGGCAAGAGCGGCAATCACCACGTCGCGGAACGTCGCATCCCAAAGCGTCGTGTCCGTCACATCCTTGATGTAGTGCAGGATGCGGGGAGATTCCTGATCGGTGTAGATCTTCGTGCCGCGCACTTCCCATGAAATAGGGATACCGTCCGGCTCGCCGTCATAGGTGAGAGGCAACGGGCGCAGACAATCAGCAGGGATCGTATAGGACCAGCTAAGCCCCTCCTCGCCGCTATCGGTGCCAGTCAGCGAAGACGTGGCGAGCGCGAAGGTCCAGATGTGTTTCGTGATCTCAGCCTTGCGCACGTCGTCATAGTGCAGCTTGACCAGGCGTGCGGAGCGGTTGTCCTGCTCCAGGTTATCGATCGGGGCTTCGTCGATCAGCCCGAGCGCCAGGTTGGCGATGTCGGTTGACGATGGCATGATGCTGCCACGGTGCAGCGCTGCAACCCTCTGCGCCTCTGCGAAGGCATTGGAATATGCCTCCCGCACGGACGGGATCAGGCTTGCCTTATGCGTGAGGGGCAGCACGACCTTCGTCGCAAGAGCAGCCGCGACGACATCGACGAATGCCGCGTCCCAATCATCGGGATCAGTGACATCCTGGATGTAACGGAGAATGAGGGGAGTTGATTTGGTCGTATAGACCTTGCCGGCGCGAACCTCCCACGAGAGCGGGACGCCATCCGTTGCGCCGGTTTCCGTGACAGGCAGCACACGCAGGCAGTCGGACGGGAGGGTGTAAGCCCATGCCATCGTGCCAATGCCCGTCTGGGCGCCGGAAATCGATGCCGTGATGGTCGCAAACGCCCACGGATGCTTTGCCAGTTCCGCCTTGCGCGTCTGCGCATAGTGGAGGGTGGACAAGCGGGCGATCTTGTTGTTGTCGCTCAGGGCATCAATCGGCGCCTCTTCGAGAAGCGCGAGAGCCATGTTGACGACTTCAATCTCGGTCGGCATGGATCAGACCTGCGGATTTGGGAGAAGCTTTGCCCGGCGCCGCGCCTTCTTGCGCTTGCGCTGACCCATCATCGGGGCCGATACGTCGGCAGCCGGACGCGGGATATCCGGCGCGAACTTGGACACCACGTTGCGACGCGCCTTCGGCACATCCTCGCCACGCGGGCGGTGATTCAGCATGATCGGCATGGGGAATCTTTCGAAGGAGGGACGGGCGGGAGCCGAAACCCCCGCCCGGTAGTCATCAGGCCTCGGTCGTCTTCAGCGCCAGGAACGTCATGTTCTTGAGCGAAGTCGCCGTGCGGTCCCAGTTCGCAGCCAGCGCAAATTCCGCGTCGGTAGCGAACTCGCCAGCCGTCGAGCCATCCAGCCAGCGGGTGCCGGGGATGTGCGGAACGAAGTGGCGCCGGGAGACTATTTCAGTGACGCCGCCACCATGGCCCTGGCGAGGCTTGCGATCGAACTCCAGCGGCCCGCCTTCCGTATTGACCGGAAGTTCGTTCCACATGATCGCGCGGTCCTTGAACAGGAACGCGGTATACTCGCCAGTCGATACCGGAATGTCGTCGTCCACGATGACACGAAGACCCATGTAGTATGGGATCATCATGCCGCCCTGCTGCGACGACGGGAGGTAGTCGATCAGATCGGCGAGCTTCAGCGCCTTCATCTGCTTCGAATGCACCCAGATGGCCTTGAACGAGTCGGCGCGGTCACCCATGAGGTAAGCCGTTTCGATGATGTCCGTGTCCACGATGGAGGCATTCGTGTCGCGGACCATATCGCTGGAGTCGTTGGCGATGTTGTCCGCAAGCACGCCCTGGAGCATCTTGATCAGGGTCAGCTTGTTGGCGCGCTGCCAGTATGGCGTCTGGTGACGAATGATGACCTTCAGCGGGTCGTCACCGGCCAGAATGCTGGTCAGGTCGGGGACGCCCCAAGCCTGGGCGCGAATGTTGCGGGCCGCGACTTCACGGCGCGTTCCGATCTTCTTCATTTCGATCGAGTCGGTCGGGTCGTCGTTGACCGGTTCCGACGGATCGTTGCCGAGATCCTTCCAGCCAGGCATATCGACGGAACGTCCGCCCATGCTCAGCTTCGAGGAGATCGACGGGTCGGAGTAGAGAATGCCAGCCTGGAAGATTTCCAGGGACTGGACGTGCTCTTCGAACGAGTATTGCGCGTAGACGGACGGGACAATCGAGTCCGAAATCCGAGTCCATGCATCAGCCATTTTAGTTCACCTTTGCGATTTGCAAAGCGTTCCGCTCACAGCGGGTTGCTGGACACCCAAAGATCCGGGTTCTCACCGGCTTCACGTGCCATGCGCTTTGCGCGTTCAGGGTCGCTTTTCACGAGGGCTGAGATCGCCATGAGGTCACGTGAGCCATCAGCGAGACGCTTGAACGGATTGCCCGCTACCGGCGTGTCGTTGGACCCGATCGTGTCTTCGCTGAACTGCTTCTCTGCGACCGCCAGCATGGCGCGAGCCACCTGTGGGTCTGTGAGGCTGCCATCCGGGAGGATGATGCCCTTTGCCTTGAACACGTCTGTCAGCCCGAGCGCTTTGGTGGCTCGCTCGACGAGGGTCAGCTTTGTCTTGAAAGACTCGCTGTCCGCCGGCCCGAAATCCTTCACGAGGTCGTCATAGGTCTGTTCGACGGACTGAGCGATGGCAGCCTGTTGGGCCGTCACCTGTTCCGCCATGTAGCCTACGAACTTGTCGTGTTGTGACTGCGCCTGCTTGGCCGTCAAACCGTCAGCCACGGCCCATTGCTTGGACGCGGTTGCGAGGTCTTCGGAGTAGGGCAGCCCTTCAGGAAGTCCTTCGGGAAGCTTGTATGTCAGTGTGTCAGGCGAAGAGACCGGGCGCATGTCCTCGGGAAGTTTCGAGTGGAACTTCTCCCATTCTTCCTTCGGTGCGTCCGGCGCAGGAACGCGCAGGCTCTCGCCCTGCATTCGTTCCAGTTCAGCATAGGAGGTAAAAGCCTTGTCCAGGCTCTCAGGCGTGGTCCAGCCCTTTGTTTCAGCGAGCTTGCGGTTGCCTTCGGAAAGACCGTCAAACCAACTCTTGGCGCTCCCTGCGGCGGACCCGTTGTCCACAGGAGGCGTTGGCTGTGCAGGGTTGCCCGCCGATGCATCAAGCACCACGGACCCGGCTTCTGCCGTATCTGTCATGAGAGAGAAATCCTTGCGGTGGATTGGAATAGAAAAAGGGCCTCGCCACCGCTGACGAAGCCCTTTTCAATCAGCCTTGCGGGCTGAATTCGGTTACGCGTTGTCTCCCCATAGTTCATAGAACAGCGTGATCGTGCCGGTGACAGCGAGCGTGCCGTCTGCGTCAATCTCGGTGTTGGTCGGAAAGCCGATGTTGAGATACAGATCGACCGAGGTTGACGTGCCGTCGAGCGTCGAAGCAGCAGCCACGTCAGCCGCCTGAGCGGTCGTGTAGGCGGCAACGGCGCCGTCGAGCGTCTTGTCCTGCTTGGCGATCACATCGACCATGGTGGAGGCCAGCGTGATCGAGGAAGCGGCAACCGAGCCGAGTGACCAGTCCATCGCAGCCGAGTCATTGATCGTCGTGCGAGCGGTCAGAACCGCGAATGCCAGGGTCGCCGTGCCACCCTTGATGCGGACCTTGCCGGCGGTGAAGTCGAACAGCTTCTGCGAGGCATAGGCCAGCGTATCGGTGACGCTGATCTGCATGCCGGAGAGCGTGAAGACCGTGCGATACGAACCGCCGCGACCGGTAGTTACAGCGGACAGGCCAGCCTTGGGAGGGGCAAGACCAGCTTCACGAGCAGCAGCGCGCGCAAGCGAACGTGGGAGACCACGAGCCATGATGTTATTCCTTCATTCTTGGGAGGGATTTTCGGCTGGACCCGCCGTGGGTAAAGGGGTAAGTTATTGGAGTAGGCGGCACCGTTGATGACGACGGAAGCTAAGTGGTAGCTACCCCGAAACCGATCTGGGGATATGCTGGTTTCGATCCAGCCCGCCTACCGCGCCTCTAAACGAGCCGCTCGCTCCAGCGCCACCAGATCCTCATCTGTGAGCGTCAGGAAACCCATGATGTGTTGTAGCACTTCCGCCCGTGCATTCGACAGGGCAGAGTGCAATTCAAAGCCGTGTGGCGTCTTGGTCTTCGCCAGCCATTCGGCATAGGACGGACGACGATAATAGCCCGTCACGTTCGCCAGGTCGGCAAGGACAATCTCGCCATCCTGCCCTGAGAAGATGCGCAGATAGGCTTTGGCTAGAGCATCCTGAGCCTTGGCAGGACCACCCGCCTCCCCTGCCCTTGCAATGCGCTTGTTCACTGCGCCATCATCCCGTCAAGCAACCCGGACTGCTTTGCAGCAATCGCAGCCGGCACCGCATCCTTGGCGATCTGGCCGGCCTGCGACATGGCAGCAAGGCCCTGCTGAGCCTGCATCTTCTTGGCCCTTGCCTCACGCAGCGCTTCGACTTCCTCGCGACGGCGAAGCAGCCTTTGCGGCGCGCGGCTCGCATCCTTCTTGATGCGCAGATATTCGTCACCATCGATGTTATCGAGGATGGACGGGTCCTGACTGGCCTGTGCAAACTGTGCCGCCGACATCACCACCATATCCGTATCACGCGATTCAGCAGCACGACGCAGCACATCCAGCGGGCCGGTGAAGGTCGGACGGATTGCCTTGCCGGCAAGCGTCGGAGGCGGCAGATATCGGCTGTCCTCCGCATACAAGCCCTTGGCTTCGAGGATGTCGAGTTCGCGGTCCAGGTTGGTGGCAAAGCCGGACTGGATGATCGAACCGGACGGTCCGAGCAATGCGCCCTTCTCTTCTTGCCTGATCAGCGCTTCGGTCGCCGTCATCTCCGGGTTCTGCACCAGCGTCTGGAAGAGATTGACGAACAGCATGTCGCGGATTTCCTCCGCACGCTGTCCAGCATACTCAAACGCGAATGTCGGGTTCTGCCCGGTGTTGATCGGGGCAATGAGCGGGCGCCCGTTGTCATCCATCAGGCCGGGATAGTTCACACCCGGGTTGAGAACAGGGACGAAATCAAGCTGCGACTTGGACGCCGTGGACGGATCGGTGATCTGCTGCAATGCACGCAGGCCAGTGCGGCGAACCGCGTTGATCTCGCGAACCGTCGTCAGCGCTTCGATCGTCGGGGAGATGCCGTAGGTATCACCCTCATAGCGGCGCCAGTTGAATGTCGAGACCGGGAAGGACCGGAACCCGGATTCGTTGACGATGTGTTCCTCTTCCTCAATCACGTGATACGAGGCGAACGCCATGTCGAGATATTGGATCTCACCCTGATTGCGATACATCTTCCGCTCATCGCGCGGCTTGATGCACTGCAAGAGCGTAAGTTTCTCCTCGCATTTCTGCGGATCATCGACCAACCTGCGGATCTTCGGCGGTAGCGCTTCATAGCCGAACCGCTGGGCAGCCTGGCGCGCGCTGCGCTCATACTTGCGATGGAACGTGTCCGTCATGCCCCAGCGGTTGCGCTTGATGTAGGCCTCGACCACGGGAACCGATGCATACCGGATCATCGCACCGGTAAAGCCTTCCTCCGCATAGAGGTAGGCCGGACCGTAACGCACCACGTTGCGAAGCACTGCCTGCGTGGCCGGGACAAAGTTCGAGTTGGCCGAATAGCGCAGCAGGAACAGGAGATCGCGAAGGCCTTCAGCCCATTCCTTCTCTTCGTCGGTCTCTTCGTCATCCATTGCAGCGGTCGAGAGGCCGTGCCACTTTTCCGATTGCGGAATGATCAGGCTTTCAAGGCCGGCAGCGAGACGATTGGCAGCCAGGTTGATCGTGTTGTCATAGACGCGAGAGCCACGCTTTTCCTGCTGCGAGGCCTGCGACGTCTGCTGCTTGGAACCACGGCTCCACACATCTGGCGAATCCGGGTCGCAGAATTCAGACACCTGCTCCCAGACAGGCTCATACTCGGAGCGTTCATGCTCCATATCATCCTGACATCCGAGAATGTCGCGGGCGCGGGAATCAGCCATACATCGCCCCATCCATGATTGGAGTCATCGCGGTTACGGGACTTCCCAGCCGATGATTTCAAGATCCATAGTTGCGGCGAGTCCTCTCGCGGTGGATAGCGCAAAGATCGGATCGGCTGTCAGTCGGGCAAGTGCTTCATTTGTGAGGGAGGAAAGGTTCGCGCCTTTGGTCGACGCGGTGAAGGCTGAATAAGCCTGCGAAGCCAAGACCAGGACAATCCCGGTTTTCCCGGCACCAGTGTAAATACCACCGATAGCGCCAGTCAGATCGATGCTGCCGTTCCTGCCGCGAATTGCATTGATAGTATATGCCGTGCCACTATGAAGCTTGGTCCAGGCCTGATCGGCTGTCGTATTCATGTTCGCGCTGGTCAAGCGATACAGAACTTGCATCGGGTTGCTGATGCCGATGTTCTCGCGAGCCTGAGCCTTTTGAGCGGCGGTCAGCACCTGATCCGTCAGGAAGCTCAGCCCGCCCCTGATTGCACGGTGCCAGTAGCCAGTCGGTCTAGTGTTCATGGTCACATTCCCAACAGGACGCGTTTGCCGCCACCGAGCGCCTTGGGATCAAGGTCGGTCTTGACGGTGTTGGCCGAGCCGCCCTGAGCCGCAAGACGTGCGGCTTCCAGTTCCTGCCTGCGCAGAACAGCCGGATCATCAGCGGCAGGAGGACGGGGAAGCGGGCTAAGGGCGGGGGGCTTGAAGCACATCGTTCCAACTCTCTCTTGTCCAGTCGAACAGCAGGAAGGTTTCACCGTTCTTGCCGTAGCCCGGGAGTTCACAGCGCTGTTGAGCGCCAAGTCGTGTCAGCCAGCGGACAGCCAGATCATTGCCGGCCATTGCCCGAGCCTCGACACGCCACGCGCCTTGCGCAGCCACGTCAGGCCCGAGAACGTCATAGAAGAACCGTGTGATGGCAGGGACGCAGCGATGCATCCGCTTGCCCCCCCAGCTCCATGCGATAAATAGACCCGTGCGCTGCTCTGTGGCACCGAAGGCTGCTTCCGGGTTGCCATCCAGCGTAACGACGTAGGCATGGCCCTGTAGGGCAGCGAGAGCCAGTTGAGCGGGCTTCCATGCCTCGCACTGGCAATCGATCTCTGCTTTGTCTTCAGGACGGAGATTGGCAGCGATGTAACTCAGGTCGCGAAGGGTGCCACCGATAACGCGGGGTTTCATCTGCGATAGTCAGCCAGCGGATCGCTTGGCTTATTGGCGCCCTGCACGCGCTTTAACTCAGCAGGGTTGACCAAAGAGTGACGGAGCGCCATGACCGCGTATCGTGTGGCGGACATCACATCGTCCTTCAGCTTCACGACAACCCCGTCCTTGCGATGGTAGATCCGGAACTCTTCGAACCAATCAACCAGCGTGTCGAAGACCTTGAAGCGCCCCGTCTGCATGCGGTCCAGCATCATCATCAAGCCCGCCTCGACAGACACAGACCCATCAGGGAACTGCGCATGCGTGCCGAGCATGTTGAGGCCATGTTCCTTGTATTGCTTGGCAAGGGAGACGCCGGCACCCTCCAGGGTTTCCCTGCGTCCGTCACGAGGCCAAGCCCACGGCAGCCAGGCGCCCCAAGGCTTCAGGCTGATTGCCTGCATCGCGGGCGTCTGCTGACTGGCACGATGGCACTTGGTGACGTAAATGACATCGGCCTCTGTATCGTAGGCCAGTTCGATCGCAGCGGACGGATGGTCCCAACCAAAGTCCAGACCTCCAATGCGAGGCCAAAAGGCCGGGAGGCGGAATGGCGCGACCTTGATTTCGTCTTCGGAGATCGGGAAGATCCGCCCCGAGCCGAGTGTCGGGATGCCCTTGGCCCGCGCTTCCCGTTCATGCGCAGGATAGCTGGCGACGATCTTGGCCCGCTCTTCCTCTGTGTAGTGTTCCGCATCGTCAATCATCATCGATGTGACGTGCCGATATTTCGCGCCAGGATCGTCCGACTTCGGCATCAGGAAGCGTGTCACCACTCCAGACATGCCCAGCAGCGGCGTGAACGTCTGTTGCGCAAACTGCCCGCGCTGCCCGTTGTTCGTGCGCGTCAGGCCTTCCGTATAGATTTCCTCTGGAGGCTCTTCGTCAAACCACACCCCATCGACCGTAGGCCCCTGCCACTTCTCGCGGCCCTTCTCATAGGCTTTGAGCGCTAGGACACTCTCACCGGCCTGCACATCGCCGCCACCGCCCCAGCGCACCACAATGCTGTCCAACAGGTTAGGAACGCCCATCGCCCGCGTGCGACTGATCATGCAGGAGGCGGGGATAAAGCCAGTCCCCCATTCCTCTTCCTTGGCGGGAGGCCCAACAAGGATACGCTGGGGATTGTCCCGAGTGCTTTCACCAGTAATCGAGCCGGCCCACAACAGCGGCGGCTTGTCGAATGTCGCGCCGTCCCACCAGTTCGGATACCGTCCTGTCAGGTGCATCGCCCATTCGGCACCGCCGGCAACGGTCTTGCCAAGCTGGTTGCCAGCCATGAACAACCGCTCGCTGAACGTGGCGCCGGCCTTGTGGAACTCCCGCTGCTTCGAATATGGAGCGTAGAACTTCAGGCGGTTAGTGAGCTGTCTGTGCTTCCTCTCCGCTTCCATCTGGCTCAGCAAGGCCGATAGCTTCGCGGAGGGTAGAGATTGCAGCGTCGAGAGACTCGTCATCGAAATCCTCGATCTTGTTCGTCACGTCCGCCGTCATCGTCAGCGGCTTGCCATATCCTCGGTCCAGAACCATGTTCGCTGCTGTGAGGCGGACCTTCGCATCCTCGTCATCAAGCGCAGCAACAAGCACTTCGAGAGCGCGAGGGCCGTGTTCACGAGCCTTTGCCGCGATGCCTTTAGGGCGCCCACCGGGATTGCCGGAGACGCCCTTCTGGAATTTACGTGCGTTGGGGATCATTTTCTGCTGCCCGTCTGTTTTCAGACCGCAAGCGCGGCTTCGAGTTCCGCGATCCATGCCTGCGTGTTGGACAGATCCGTCTCGCTGGCCTCCAAAGCCCTCCGAACCGAGCCTACCTTTTGCTCATTGAATTCGAGGACCGCGCGGGCTTCATCCAACTCACGCTGCAATACGTCTCGAATGGCTGTCGACAGAGCCATTGTCAGGCTTCCGTCTCTGCCTTCGGAGGACGACCACGGCGAACAGCGGGCTTCTCGTCCTTTGCGGGTTCAGCAAGCTTGCCAGCAGTGCCGGCGCGGAATCCGTAGCCATCGACCTCATCGACAGTGCCGCCCTTGACCATGCCGATCTTCACACCGCCGCCAATCTTGACGACAGTTGCAGAGCCGGTGCGGACATCAGGCGGTCCACCTTCCATGACAGCGATGCTGGAGACTTCCGTTTCGCCATCCTGAGCGGTGACGAGAATTGCGTAGCGTTCAGCCATTATGGCCTCCTTGAGTTGGGACGCCCCCGCCCTGTCGTTTCTTGTGATTGGTTTGGCTTGCCCGCCGCATGACCCCTTTGGCGATACTTGATCTGCTGTGAGCGTGGGTGGGGCGGGCAATTGAAAAAGCCCGGCGCAATGGCCGGGCTGATGAGTGATGCGAGGCGGCGAGACGCAAACCGTCAATTCGGCGCTTTACCCACCCGAGAGCCATCCGGGCGGAACGTTTAAGGCTGGCTAACCCTTGCCGCCTCGCAACTCTTGAAGCGATGCTGATTTCGGTGGACGCGCATGTGAGCGTCTATTTGTGCAGGCTAGCCTAGTTGCAAATGATTTGCAATAGCAAAATTATCGCATCAGCCTCGATATGCACACCTTCACCGCTTCCCTGGCGAATTCATCACTGAGCCGGTCGTGATAGGCTGCGTCGTGGAAATACATGCGATAGTTCGAGCGGAGCGGTGCGAGTTTCGCCTGCATGCCCTCGAACCGCTTCTCAATGCGCTCCACAGACTTCAGGGACGGCTCTGGAGCTAGTGAACTCCCTCGCCCTGCCATGTAGTCCATCGCCTTGGGCATCGGCTGCATGGGCCATTTGATGCGCATGTAGTCAGCGGTTGCGGTGACATACTCATAGACCGCCGTGATGGCTGGGGTGTAGTCTGCCCCGAACTCACCTGCCAGAGCCATTCGTCCAATCGCATAGCCGGCAAGCTCTGTGTCTGCCATGGCCTTCGAGATGCCGAACTGGCGCACGCGCGCGTCAATGCAGGTCGCCTTGATGTTCTCCGGCTCCTGGTATGGTCGCCCATTGGGGTAGCGCTTGACGCCGATCTTGCGTTTGCGACCTGCTTTAGCCATGAAGTCTCCTTATCGTCGAAGCGCTAATGCAGAGCGCTCGAATACCGGATCGCCCATAAGGCGCTGTGCTGCCGTTCTGCTGTCAGGCGGAATCTCGGCTAACCGAGCCATCCAGGTTTCACGTGTGACCGCTGGCGATATGCGAACACCGGCTGCCTTCTTGTTGCGAACGGTCTCGGACATCTCCTGAGAGCGCGTCTTGCTGTAGTTGCCCATTATGCCGCCCTCTGGATTGGCATGCGGTCTGCAAGAGCTTCCGAGCGGGTTCCGATGCCGACACTGCGCTCCGCGTGTGCTGCGCAATAGCTGCCGAAGCGCTTGGGATGCCCGCAGAACAGATGCTCGCCTCTAGGTGGCGGGTCGTTCACTGGCCAGCGGCAGGAATCGGCCTCCAGATCCATCATCGTAAGGTTAATAGGGACGAGAGACCTGTCCGCGTCGGTGCATTTGATGAGTGTCGGGCGCGGCGCGTGACGACGTATGTCCGGGAGATTGTCCCCCATGTGTTTCGCTCCAAAATCATATACGAATATGGTGTTCGGCGCTACTCTAACTGACGGTTTTAGTTTGGCTTTCCGTGGTTTGTGGGTCGTCCTTTGATGGGAGACCTTCTTCGGCGTCATCTTCGCCTTAATGCGGCCCGCGCGCCCAATGATTGCGTTCCGGGAATGTCCCTCCCCTATGAACTCAGCGGCTTGTGACGCTGTCATGCCGGCGGCAAGAGCCGCCCTCAGTTTTGCATCCATTTCAGGTGTCCAGAACCCCATGACGATTACTCCGATGCTGCTTTGCGGGCTTCCAAACCGAGACGTTCGCGGGCTTCTCTCACCTGCTGTGCGCGTTCGGCTTCTGAGGGTTTGGTGATGACTGGTCTGTGATCTTCGATCTGGACCACGTTCGGCTGTGCGCGGCGCTCATCACGGATGCGCTCGGCCTCTGCGATCTTGGCTTTGTGGGCGCGTTCCAATTCGCACTCGTCGGCCCAGCGCTCATCATTGAGGTAGACTGACAGGAGTTGAATGTATGGGCGCTCTTCCGGCTTCAGAGACCTGATGTGCCAGGATGCGCCGTCGAATATGTCCTGCGGATCAGCACCGTTCAGGAGCCATTTGCGGTAGGTGGGGCGGGCCTTTCCTCGCCCATCTGACTTCCGCGAATGAGGCAACCAGAGTTTCCACAGCCGTTCGAAGCCCTCCGGCTCGTGTTCGTGCAATTTCGTCATGCAGCCTCACTGATCTCTATGCGGACGGAGCCGCCTTTGACGGGCTGACCAATCTCGACCGGGCCATGACGGAAATGCTTGTCGTCAACCCCGATAGCGTCGGAGATGCCATCGTAACTGGCCTTCATCCGAGCCTTCAGGTTGTCCTCGTCATAGGCCCGGCGATCGGGCGGGAAGAATTTCGTGGTGACATGGATTGGAATAGGAGCCGATAGCTTCAGCACGCCGGTTTCCAGTGTGGCTGCCCATGCTGTCTTGCGGGCTGTCTTGACGGCAGCAGCACGCTTTGCCCAATGAGGTCTTGCATTGGGTGACAGGACAGGTGACGGCCACGGGAGAGTGATGGTTAGGCTCATGCTGCGTCCGCCTTCACTGCCGAGAACATATCAGGGCGATCGTAAGCGGCGCGCAACCGGGTGACAGCCATCTCGAAGAACGGCTCGTGGACCTCAATACCGATGAACTTGCGACCGAGTTGCACACAGGCCGCGCCTGTCGTGCCAGACCCCATGAACGGGTCAACTACCGTGTCGCCAGCGTTAGACGAGTTGCTGACGTTTTCCGACATGAGGTAGACTGGCTTCTCAGTCGGGTGACCAAGTTCCTTGTCGATTCCGCCGCGAAGAAGCTGCTTTGAAGAGGGGTTGTTGATCGTCCGCGCCCTGCCCTTCCAAAGGTAGATCGTGAACTCCAGGTTCTTCATATACCAACGGTTGGCGGTCGGCGTGATCTTGTCCCAGACCAGCAAATTGTGGAGTTGAAAGCCGGCCTTGAACGCCGCGTCGGTCAGCGGGTGAACGTTCTTGTCATTCGCCATGACGTAGCAATCGGCATCCTCTTTCAGTGAGGCATAGAGCGCAGACATCATTTCGGGGAATGGCACCGTCGCCATCACCAGTTGACCGTCATTGGCGTAGTTGTGCGCGGCGAAGATCCCTGACATAGTTTTGGACGATTTGGAGACGCCACCCGTTGTCAGGGAATAAGGGACATCCGAGACAACCAGGTCAGCCGGCGACAGAGTCGGGAGGATCGCCAGCGCATCGCCCAGATAGAGCGTGCAATCGCCGATGACGACCTCTCTCTTGATCGCACTCATGCTTTCGCCCCCGCACGCCGTTGCCGCCTACGCTGGTAGCGCTTCCATGCCGCCGTTGCCGGATCGTCGGATATCCCCATCTGGCAGGCCGTGACCTTGACAGAGCCAACCGTGCTGCCAAGTTGCTTCGCGATGTCGGCAACGGGTAGCCCGGCGAGATAGCCGGCGCGAACGCCTTGGCGGAATGAAGATTCAGTTCTCATCCCACCACCCCCGTCGTGTAGTAGACCACTCCAGCCGCAGAGATCAGGAAGACGATCAGAGCGATGGTGAAAGCTAGCCAGTCGCTAGGAATCCAGGACGGACCGGTGATCAGGCGTTCTTCGTCTTCCATTCCCCACCCCTGCCCATTCGGGCCTTGTCGAGATGCAACCTCTAGGGCGGGTTGCGGGCCACTCGGAACGGGTTACTCAGGGATCGGCGACCAACCGGCTTTGTCGTCGGGCGGTCGGCGGTAATTGGCGATTGCGCCAGAGCCGTCGATGGTCATGATGATGTAGTCGCCATAGCCGTTGTCGCCGTGGCAGAGGTAATCGCCCGGAACGTAGCCATCACGCTCTGCAATGCGTTCGCCGGCCTCATCTAGAAGCCAGTAGCGCCCCGCATCGCAGACCTTGTAGTGGATGTCCGCTTCAACACCTTCCGGCCACCCGACGACCTTGCCAGTGCGGAGATCAATGTTCGGACACCAGCAGTCCCCGGAGCGGAAGGGGATAAGGCTCCCGTCCTCATCCGTGACATAGTTGACTCGGGCGTCTTCCCAATATCGAACGCCCGCTTCAACTTCGATGAACGCTGCCTCTCTCATCTCATTCCCCTTCGATCCAGTTAGCCGCCGCCTCATAGCGACGGGGGTGGTTATGCTGGTGTCTGAACGCGCTTCAGAGCGTTGCGACGTAGGGAGGCGATGTCCGGTTGCCCGCTGAGAAGTCGGTCTTGCAACTTCCGACCGGCGGCATAGACCGCTATCCGCCACGGGATCAGCATCCCGAAAAGGCTTGACGCAAACGTCACCCCGCCGATTTTGTAATCGCCGACCCTGATGTCCAGTCCACAGCGGTTGTTCGCAAGCCACACCCTCGCGCCTAATCTCTTGTTCGACACACTCCACTTGTCAGTCTGCCAGTCGTCTGGCTGGTCCTCCATTGACCGGAGGACCGCCGCGATAATCTGCTGATCGATGCTGTTCATCAGCCTACTTCCCCCTTCCCGTCTTTCGCGCCAGCCACAAAATCAGCCAGCCAAAGAATCTTCGAACCCCGTGCGGCCTTCGCATCTGTGATTTCGACCAGATGCAGGTAGACGCCGGCAGGGACATCATTCACTTGGCGATATTGAAGCCGGTGGAGCCATGCGGCTGGGAAGCCAGTCTTCTGCTCTACTCTGTGCCGAGCGGCGTCTGCGGTGTCACCAATCCCTCGGAACTCGCCGTTTGTCAGCGCCAAGGCCATTTGCCTCGCCATCTCGACAGCATCCTTCGAATATTCTGAAGTTGCCCGCCTCATCGTTGCGCCGCCGTCTTGGAACGGCATTCTTGGAAGAGTGCCGTTCTGGACATCGCGGATCAGATCGCGGACCTGATCAGAGCAGCGGAACCACTCGCCACCGATACGATGCTCAGCGAGGAGATCATGCAGGTAGGATTCCGTTTCCTTTCCACCTGGCATCGTAGCCAACACCGCCACGCCGTTTGCATGGCTGACAGACAGGTTCTTCACGCGGGCGGCGAGATCCTGCGTGAAGCCAATCTTCACACAGGAGTCGTCCGTCTTGCTCTGGATGAAATAGACGGTCATCTGTCACTCTCCGCCCATTCGATGAGACGTTGACCAAGCGCCGTCGCTGACGTTCCCCAGCCGATCAATCTCCGGCCCGTAAAAATCAGGATCGATTTCCCTAAGGCGCGCAGCAGCGAGGGTGGCTTGTTTCCTGGCAATGAATGCTTCGTGTTTCGCACGGGCTAGACCTTCCTCGTTGTGGCGCTCGACTGCCTCGCGAACGGTGTCCGCGATGTCAGCAGGGATGCGCTTGAATTTCCTCCACCGCAGGCGTTCGATGACTGTCACGGGAAGCCGTGTCGTCCGCGCCGCCTTGTTGTTCTGGACCAGCGCCGGACCCGTCCCGCCGAGGAGGCGAACCGCCAGCGACATTTCCTCTGCTATCAACTCAACACGCATTTTTTCCGTTTCGCGCCGTGAGATTTCACGATCACGCCTCTGCTTTTCTGCCATTTGGAAATCCTTTCGCTGCATGATTTGACCCATGAGCAGCGAACGAACCGACGAAAGGGAACCTGTTGACTACGCCGCCGATGCGAGGCGGCTGTTGAAGATGCTTGATGATCGAAAGGCCCGAGCGATTGCAGTCGTTCCGGCAAACTCGGATTGCAGTCCGAGCGAATTTCAGACGGATGGGCTTGATGAATCCCGATTTCCGGATTGCGGCGTGTTTAGACATCGTAAGGAAATGACCCATGCCATCCGTCCCGACGTGGACATGGATGGGTCGGTGACAGATCGCGCAACTGGTCAGATGACGTTTGCGCTCCACGCCGTGAAGAAAGACGGCAGAGCGCACGACGCGCTCAATGCCGAGTTGCCCGCTGCGAGCGCGCAGGGAAACGCGCGGGAGGGTAAGCAGCGGGATGGGGGATGAGGGGATCATTTATCGCCCCCATCAGGGGTTCCGGGCCGCTCAATGGCGTCGGCGACAGCGCGCCAAGCCAGAACCGCAAACATCGCAACGACCACCGCTACGAAAACTGCGAATGCCAAACCCATCAGTGTTGCGAGGGGGCTCATTCCAAGCTCCTATTCGGCATCTCGTAGGAGGCGGGGACCAGTTCCTTTGGAGGATTGACCAGCATGGCGCGGAAGACGGAGATGTCGCTCTTGCGCTCACGGAGAGGCTTGAAGCGGCTGACGTTGAAAGCGCCCTCGTATGGCTCTGGCTCGTCCCAATAACGAAGCGGTGGATTGTTGATCTCCGCCAGGTAGATTTGGGTCGTGCCGTAAAACGCGGACCTTCGAATGCCCCGGATGGTATAGACGCTGGCCTTAGTGGGCCAAACCTCTGGGCCATCACATTTATCGTTTCGTGTGCCGTCAACGCACACGACTTTCATCCCGACGCGAGGTTCCCAATCCATCACAGCCACCCCATCGCAGCCGCGAAGGCCAGGGCGAGCCGATACAGACAGCCCCAAAGAACAAAGCTGGTGATGACAATGCCAAGCGGTGCCCAGCGGTTCATCGGAGGCTTGTGAGAGGGTTCCGCCTTCATTGCGGAGCGGAATGTCTCTTGAGGGATTGGGATCATGGACATCAGGCGGCACTCCGATCCATGACGGATTCACCATAAGGAGGGAACGCGCGGACAACGCTCAGAAGCCCGATGACCTCGCTAGGAACCAAGAAACCCTTCGCAGCAATTGCAGCTATGTGGACTGCCTGGATGGCGTGATTTTCGTGCTCCAATTCAAAGAACTCCCGCGCAGCGTTAACGCGGAAACTGGCAAGCATCCGATGAGCAATTTCCTCAGCAGATTGAGAATGAGCGGCGGACTCGCAGTCCACCATCGCGACGATCTCGAACGGCGTCGGGACACCGGTCGCGCTGGATATTTCCGCGACCCTGCGATCCGGGTAAGCCGACCTGCCGATCTTGTAGAGACCGGGCATGCTTGCGTTTTTCAGGACATAAACAAACATTTATGCAGCCCTCTTGCCGCCGAGAACGGACGCGCCCGTGATATTGGTGAAGGCGGTCAAGACCTCCTTGGAAGTCGTTACCGCGATGTTGGATTTGAAATGTTCCCATGCTTCGGCGGGGACATATTCAGCAATCAGCTCCGCAACCTCTTTGGCGGCGCGCTGGCGAATATCGGCGTCAAGTGCAAGCTTCTTGCTGCTGCGCTTGTCGTCCCGTTCCCGACGCGCGATCTCGGCCAAGTCGCGCTTCGCCGCATACATCTGTTCGCTTGGCGACAACTTCTTGATGCGGTCGAGATAAGACCCGTTGTCGAGTTTCGTGCCCCGAATGAGGTCGAACACCGGCTCAAAAATCTTCTCGCCGCGCGACACATCCCTCGATACCGAACTCTTATCCCGCCCTGTGATGCGGGCTGTTTCGGACGCAAAAGATGCAGTTTGCAAGTTGCCATCTGCATTCCACCGCGCACCCGCGCCCGCGACACCATGTTCTGTCTCAGGATGCAGTTCGAGATAGATCGCTTTCCGGCGCGCGGTCTGTTGCGCCCTATCGGAAGGCGTCAGTTCGGCGCGGCAAAGGTTCTCATCGATCATCGCCAGTTCGGCATGGAGATCGTCATCCGTGACAACCATGCAGGCGATGTCCGCGAGGCCGAGGCGCCTGCAGGCGGTGAGCCTGTGCGCCCCGGCTATTGTCTCCCACTGGTCACCAACCGCACGGACGCGGATCGGGTTGATCAGCCCGACATTGGCAATGCTCTCGACCAGACCGGCAACCGCCGACTCGTCAATCGCACGCGCGTCCGAACGAAGAATGATGTTCTCAATGGGAATGTCGCGGATCATGGATTATGCCTCCAGAACCGGAAGAACAGCATCAGAGAGGTGGAAGCGGCTGACCACTTCGCCCTTGCGGAAGGCATTCCAGCAGCGGAAAATGAGTTCCGCCTTAGCGTTCTGTTCGCGCGAACCCGTCATCAGCAAGAGCCGGTTGCGGGCATAGAGGGCCGGATCTCCTTTCGGCAGGTTCGAGCCTTCGATCATCGCGAAGAAGAACTGGTCCACGTCTTCGCGGCGACCGATCTGGCCGATGGCGAAATGGCAGAATGCGAATACCGCATGACCACCCAGGTAGCGGGTCTTCTTCATTTCGAAGAGGCTGACCGAGCGCTGGAGGGAGGGGTGACTGGCGACGAAAGAGATGATTTCGCTCTTGGTCGCGCGGCTTCCCTTCGGGTTAATCCGGCCATAGGTGAGATATTGCCACGCATACTGCGCAGCCGTGGCCAGATTGATCGTGTTGGTGTGGCCTTCCATCGCCAGATAGTCGCCGGCAGACCGCATCCGTCCCTGATCGAGGGTAGTCCGCGTCTCGCGTTCCACGCCGACGATCATCACCACATCGATCGGCTTGTCCGCGCGAACAACTGCCAGCGAACGGTGCTGACCGTCATTGAGCGAACCATCCGCCGCGACGATGATCGGCTCACCGTTGAAGGCCCAGCGCCCGCCGTCGATCTCGTAGGCGTAGCGTTCAACCGCCGACTCGTTCACCTTGCGGTTGTCAGCATTGCGATCCAGCAGGATCTTCGCCAGTTCTGGCGTCAGTTTGACGACGTGAGCGGTCGGCTTCCCCTTGGAGTTCGAGTCGGCAATCAGGCGGTCAAGCCAGATACCAAGCTTCTTGTTCTCCGACACCAAATTGAAGGGGGCGATATCGGGAACGGCATTGCGAGACGTTCGTGCTTCCATTACACCATGCATGTGATTTGCCTCTTGGCGGGCGTCTTCGGGCGACCCGCCTTTTTCTTTGCGGGCAGCGACCCGGATCGCCGATTGAATGTTCATGCGGCTGCGCTCTCAGCCTTCGACGCACGGGCTTCCGCCGCCTGCGCATACCAGTCAGCAACCGTGACCTTGTTGCGCGTGGCGATGGCTATCCGCTCGATCATCTCAGGATCGGGGAACCGCGCGTTGCGGATGTATCGGGAAACCGTGGGCTGCTTGACGCCGATCTGCTCAGCGAGCCAGCCAGGGCTTTTGCTATTCGTGGCGAGGAAGGTTTCGAGCTTCATAAGGGCTTTGATACCAGAACGGTATCGGCCTTGCAAGCGCAAAATATACCAACTTGGTTTTTGAATATGACACACCTGAGCGGTAGGTAGCCGCCCATGATGAACATCCGGGATTTGCGCGCGAAGCGTGGTTTGACGCAGGCCGAACTTGCCCGCCTCGTCGGCACGTCCCAGCCTCAGATAAAACGGCTTGAATCCGGAGAGCGCTCGTTAACCAAACAATGGGCTAAACGGATTGCACAACATTTAGGCGTTTCAGCCGAGTCTCTTTTGTTCGAACATGAGGAAAGGGACGACTCGGAGCGGGAGGTAGCCGGGTTGCCCGTTGCTGGCACCAGCCGAGCGGGCGACTGGTTAGACATAACCATGATCGATGAGGTAGAGCCTGATTTCATCCCTGTTGCGCGCCATCCTCAGTTCATGCGCGCCAGGCAATACGCGCTGCTGGTTTCTGGCGATTCAATGGATCTGCTGTTTCGCGACGGATCATATGTGACCTGCGTCGATTTCGCGGAGAGTGGCCTTGCTCTGAAACCGGGGATGATCCTCCATATTCGCCGCACATTGGCCGGCAGGCAGCTGGTTGAGACGACAATCAAGAAGCTGGGCGACCGATTTTTGCTGCCGCAGTCGTCAAATCCTGTGCACAAGCCGATTGCCTTGAACGGAGACGAGGACACCGAAATTACCGTGGCGGGGGTCGTTATCGGGAAATGGGAGCCTATCGCTTTTGATGGGCTGTTGTCCTAGCGCTTATCCTCATAAGCCTCTTACCCTACGAGAAGAAGATACCTTCTATCTTCCACCTTCTATCTTAGTGTGCCACCAGTGTCACATTTGAGAAGTGACATGCGTGGCACATTAAACCCACGGCAAGGCCATCTCATATCGGTTCACGCCACGCTTGCGGTGGTAGACCTTTAGCAGTCCCTCCGCCTCCAGAACCTTGATCGCACGGATGACCGTTCGCACGCTGCAATTGGCGTCGAGAGCGATTCGCGATATTTTCGGATAGCTGTGTTCCGTCCTGTGGTTCATCCGCAGAGCGATGGCGACACCCACCAGCTTGTGGTTCGGCTCGATCTCGGTATGGCCGATAACAAGCCGCATCCAGTCCCGGCGATCCTCGCCAAAGTCCCGTGATTCCCGATACGCGACCTGGGCCGCTGAAACTTTTTCATCCATGCGACATCTTTTATACCGATTTGGTATTGCATGTCCATTCCAATCTGGTATTGTCACTCCATCGAACAAGCCAACCGGAGCCGCCCCAATGACCACCTTCACCGCAGGCCACACTTACACCACCCGCTCCATCGGTGACGCGAACTGCATCATTACCGTCCGCGTGGCCGACCGCACGGCGAAGACCATCCTCACCACCGAGGGCAAGAAACTGCGCATCAGCTCCTACGATGGCGTCGAGTTCGTCCGCCCTTGGGGCAATTATTCCATGGCCCCGATCGTGAGGGCCGCGTGATGCTCAGGCTCCGCGAAGAAAAGTTCGACGCCGCAACCGGCCAGTGCTTCGGCACCTACGATTACGAGACCCGCTGGCCGTCAGAGGCCGACGCCCGAGCATATTGGAAGCATGAGAAGCGATGGTTGCCCGCTGCGGATGGTGGTCTGATCGACATGTCCTACCTCCACATCGGCGTGATCCTCACCACGACATTCCTGTCCTGATCCCCGGCCAGTATCTGGCCATCGAACAAAGCAGATGGAGACGAAGATGACGACCGAGACGATTTCCTCCATTCGCAAGCGCGCCTGGCAGACCCGTCGCGCCAAATACGGGGTGCATGGACACAACAGCAGTTACAGCCGCGCCAGCGGGCCATGTGCCGACTGTGAGCGCATGCGGGATGTCTTGGTTCGCCTTCACGTCGAGGGCGTCCTTTCCGAAGGACAGGCATCAAAGGCGATTGGTTTGCATCGCATCGAATTGCGGCAGCGCGCCGACGACTACGGCAATTCGCTCTGACCCCCAATCCACCTACGGAGAGCAAGATCATGGACGCGAAACAAAACGACGGACCAGCCTTTCCCCATTCGTTTGAATCAGCGGACGGGCATCCTAGCTGGGTGCAGTCGAGTGGCATGTCCCTTCGCGACTGGTTCGCAGGGCAGATGCTTCCGCACATCGGCACCGGATGGCCGAACTTAGAGAACCGCGAAATGCTGGCAAGGCAAGCCTACCAGATGGCCGACGCCATGCTCGCCGCCCGCGCCGCTCTCAAGGCAACGGGAGGCTGACGCGCCATGAACGCTCCCCGCATCAAAGACAATGACCGCGACGAAATCACCGTCACGCTCGACGGCAAGGAGTTGCGCGGATGGTCCTACGAGAACGAAGCCGAGCGCCGCACGAAGATGCTGGCGGCTCGCGAGTTCGTCGAGGGCTGGCTCCAGGCTTCCGAGCGCGCTGCGAAGATTGCCGACGATGTCTGGGGCGAAGGCCCGTCCGGTTCCTACGACAACGGCGGGACGCAGGACGGTTGGAACATGGCCTCACAGCACATCAAGAAACTGATTGAGGCTGTAGCGCCATGAACCGCGAGCGGACGAAAATCCAGGATGAGGCCAACGATCTCGACATGGAGATGCACAGGCTGGCAGGCCGCATCGAACGCTTCGCCGACATGGTTGCGTCGATGCCGAAGCGCCATCGTTCCATCCTTTCGACGGCGGGCAACCTTCGCTTTGGGCGCTCCGATGTCCGCGAGTTCATGCACGCAGCAGACGTTGAGGAAACGAAATGAACGCTCCCTTCCGCACCACAACCACGGATCTTGCGAACGCCCTCATGGGCCGGCCTCGCCAGGATGTTCGGGTCTGCTCGTCTGAGTTCAATGGCGGCACCACCCGGTATGTCGTGTCGGTCAACCGCGAACTCTACGAGGTCTACGGCTTCACGCTGCGGGCTTTGCAGAACGGGTTTTCGCCGGAAGAGCTTGAGCTGGAGCCATACGACGAGGACGAGGACCGCGACGAGCCTGACGGGGACTTTTGCATGAACACAGGTGTGTATCCGCGCGCTTCTGGATGGAGACGGTGATGGCCTATCAAGTTCTCGTCACCCCTATCAGCGACCGCGTATTGCCTCCGCTCTTTTGCAGCGGGCCTTTCACCCGCCGAACCGATGCCGTCGCGAATGTCGCGTTCTGGCGGAAGCTTGGATTTTGCAGCGCAAGACTGGAGACGATCTGATGAACACCTCCCCCGTATCCGGCTGGGAAGCAGAACGCGAACGGCTCAGGAAGGCGCTGGAGCAGATCGCAGACGGGCTGCATCACATCCGCAGAGTTCATCGCTGGAGTGAAGCGCAGCGCATAGCCCGCGCCGTTCTCTCCGAGTCAAAGGAACAGACGACAGCAGACGGGTGGATCGAGTGGAAGGGCGGGGAGTGTCCGGTTGCCGGCAACGTTCTGGTCGAGCGCAAGTATCGCGGCAATCCGGGTGTGAGGCATACCGCCGACGAGGCGACGTGCTTCGACTGGTCGCATGACCCGAGAATGTCCGACTCCGACATCATCGCCTACCGCGTGGTGACTCCATGAACCGCGCCGACGAACTTCTCAACAACGCCTGCGAGTGGCTGGCACGCCATCATTGGGTTACGTGCGCGATCCTCTGCGCCTCCTTCATTGCCGCTGGGCTTTATGCAGGAGGACCGTTGTGAACGCCATCACCAAGCACGACGAAGCCTCTGCTGTCCTGGTGCGGCGACACAATCGCGAGGCGCAACGCGAAGCGTGGTTCAGTCTTTCGCAGACGCAGCGCCGTCTTTCGTGGCGGGCGCGTCGGGAAGCCCTGCAAGCCGAGCGCGAGAACAACCACGCTCGATACGCCCACTACGCGACCGAGGCCAGACGGCTTTGGCGCGAGGCAAAAACCCACCTGAATTTCGCGAGGACATGGTGATGAACGCCCCATTTCTGCAAGCAGGGTTCGTCCGTGCCGAGATCGACAAGCTGCTGTCAGCATACCCTGAATTGAGCGAGGACGAAACCCTCCGGCTCGACATGATCGAAGCTGAGACGGACGCTCTGAAGGTGATCGGCAAGGCTCTGGACGAGCGCATGGAGGCGACCGCGATGGTTGCCGGCATCAACTCGCACATCGATGCACTGACCGTCCGCCGCGACCGCTACGACCGCAAAGCCGAAGCGATGAAGTTGCTCATCAAGTCGATCATGGAGGTCGGTCACCTTCCGAAACTGGCGCTGCCACAGGCGACACTCTCGCTGACCGACCCGCGCGTCGTGGTGAACATCATCAACGCCGACGACATCCCGCAAGGCTACGTCCGCATCAAGCGGGAGCCGGACAAAACCGCAATCAAGGCTGCGCTGGAGCGCGGCGACGAGATCCCGGGAGCCGAACTTGGCTTCGGGAAAGACGGCCTGACAATCAGGACGAAGTGACTACCCAAAGGACAGCAAAAAGGAAAACGGAAATGGAACTGCCAAAGAATGAAGGTGGTAATTTTGAACAGACGCCAGCCGGGACCTTCATGGCCCGCTGCTATCGGTTCATCGATCTCGGAAGCCATGAACAGGTCTATCAGGGCGAAAGCAAGGGCCTGAAGCGCCTCGTTATGATTGGCTTCGAACTGCCGACCGAACTGATGAGCGACGGCGAATGGGCGGGCAAGCCGTTCACCATTCACAAGCGCTATACGTGGTCCACGCACGAGAAGGCGAACATGCGCAAGGATCTGGAATCCTGGCGCGGGCGCAAGTTCAACGACAGCGACTTCGGCCCCGGCGGCTTCGATGTGCGCAACCTGCTTGGTGTCCCTGCCACGCTGACGATCGTTCACAGCGAGCATGACAACAAGAACTATTCGAACATCGCCAGCATCGGGACGGCCATGAAGGGCGTCAACATGCCCGACGCCATCAACGCTCCGGTCTACCTGTCTCTCGACCCGACGCGGTTCGACCGCATGGTGTTCGACAGCCTGTCCGACAAGCTGAAGGCGTTCATTTCCGAGACGCCGGAATACAAGGCGATCTTCGCGCCCGCCAAGTCGAACGGCTACGCCAATCAGTCCGGCGGCACCACCCGATATGACCAGTCTCCGCTCCCCGCCGGCCAGCGTGACTTTGCGCCGGGAGACGCGGAACTCGTAGACGACCTGCCGTTCTGAGGGCTGAGAGATGGTCACGCGCTCCGTAAAGAACCAAGACGATCTGGCTCTGCTGAAGGTCTACCTGGACGGCCGGAAACGCCCGTTCACGGTGGATATCACGGAAGGGCGTGACCGCTCGTCGGAACAGAACCGCCTCGCATTCAAATGGTATGTCGAGATCAGCGACCAGACAGGTGAGGACCGGGAAGACGTGCGCGCCAGGTGCAAACTGGAGGTCGGCGTTCCGATCCTTCGCGCGGAGCAGGAGAAGTTCCGCGCCACCTATGACCGGCTGATCCGGCCCCTCGCCTACGCCGATAAGTTGCGGCTGATCCGCGACACGGAACTACCGGTCACCAGTTTGCTGAACGTCGAACAGATGAGCCGGTATCTCGACATCGTGTTCCGCCGTCATGCCGAGATTGGCGTGGTGCTGACCATTCCGCCGGATCGCTATGCATTCAACCCCGAAAGGAAAGCTGCGTGATGAACCTCTCCGTCGCCCCTTCCTCAGCCCGCCGTTCAAAGCGTCGTCTCGCAACCTACGAGGCAAAGCACCAGCAGCTTGCAGATGAGGTTTTGACCGACTGGCTATGCGCCGAACTGGAGCGCGAACTTCTCCCAGCCAATGACGGTATGGGGCGGGATGTCTGTGAACTCACTGGAGGATTGGTCTGATGGAAATGGCTTCGGTTCACGCGTCTACGATGATCCGCGACCTGTTGAATGTCGTGGCGCTCACCAACATGCACCGCGCGAGTGACAATGACGAGTATCGCGCCAGTGCCGAGGCGTGGATTCCGGCGCTTGAACATCAACTTTCATGCCTCAAGCGCGAACTGCTTCCCGCCGGTCGTGCCGCCCTTCAGGGAAGGGATTAGAGCGATGGCCCTCGCAATCCGCCGGCCCGATACAGCGTTCTCGCACCAGCCAACCGGCAAGAAATCCAAGCCTGTGAAGGACAAGGACTATCTGTCCTACCTGCATTCTCTGCCGTGCATCGTGTCGGGAAAGACGCCGGTCGAGGCCGCGCATATCTCATATCCAGATCCCCGCTATGGCAAGCTGGGTCGGGGCATGTCGGCGAAGGAATCTGACCGCTGGGCAGTTCCGCTGCACCCCGACGAACACCGCCGGCAGCACACGATGAACGAGCGCGCCTACTGGCGATCAGTCGGGATTGACCCGTGCATCCTGGCTCTGGCGCTTCACGCTGCCTGCCCAGACGTTGGGCTTGGCATCATCATCATCAACAGCATCGAACGCCGTCCGGCGCTCTGGCAACCCGTAGGAGGCAATGATGACTGACGCAAGGAAGGCGCTGGAGAGCGCACGCGAGGCCGAACTGCAAAGCCGCGCATGGAACTGTGACGAGTGGCCGGATTGGCTTCATGTGCTGGTCAACCGGACGAACGAGGTTGCCGACCGTCACGATATGAGTTCCGAGCAAGCCCACGCATACGCGATCCTCGCCGCTCTAGCGTCCGGGGAGCAGGGGTGGCGGACGGACATGGCCACTCTGCCGAGAGACGCGACGATCTTGATCGCAGTTGAACGGAGGAATGGTCAGCCCATGTTCGGCGACCGTCAGCGGGAAACCTATCCTGCCTACGTGGATGAGGCCAAGCGCCTTTGCGACGCCAGAACCTGCAAGCCCGACCCCGGCTTTTCTGGCGAGCATTTTCGCACAGTTGCATGGCGCCCGCTTCCCGTCCCTCCAGCCCCGGAGACACGCTCATGAGCGGCCTGGATGAGAAGGGCTTGGCCGAGATGGTTGCCCGCAACAAAATCGTCGCAGACTATGTCGATGACAAGCTCGGCGATGTCCGCTTAGATTATTGCGGGCATGGTAGCTTCTCCGTCGCCTCGCATCTTGCGGATCTCTCCGCCTACCTCTCTGCCGTAGGGCAGAAGGCCGGGACGGCGGAGGTGAAGCCGTTGGAGTGGACGCGCGTCGCGAAGCCCGGAAGCGAGGACGAATTCGATGAGGCCGACACGCCATTTGGCGGCTACGTCATCACCACTGACGCGTTCAGTTATAGCCCAACCACAGCATATTACGTAGACGGCCCGAACTGGTTCAAGGGGCAATTCGCATCTGTAACCGCCGCCAAAGCCGCTGCACAGGCCGACTACGAAGCTCGCATCAAGTCCGCCCTCATCCCCGCCCTATTGGTGGCGGAGGCTGCGGAGCCGGTGGCGTTCAAGCCCTGCGTGATCGTCAACGAAGAGGCCGGCATAACCGAGGCGACATTCGAGGACGTGCCGTATGTGGCTGTTCCGGTGTTCGACGGCGTGCATCACTGGATCGACAAGCACGTTGCTATGGATGACGGGCGATTGGTCGGCTTTGCCGTGTGGAAGACCCACCCCGCCCCATCCCCTGTCGTTCCCTCCGGACTGGAGGCGCTGGTAGATCGGTTGAACGGCGTGGCTTTCATGCTGAAGACCGCTCAGACCATGGGCGAAATTGCAGTCGGGAAAGGCCAGGCGCCGTTCGAGGTTGTCGAGTCGGCTGTGAGTTCACTTATTGCTGTGGCTGCACAGCGCGATGACGCGCGCAAGATCGCCGACACATTCGGTCGCGAAGGGCATGAGCTTCGTGAGCGGGTCGCCACCCTCATAGCAGAGCGAGACGAGGCGAAGGCGACGATCGCAACGATGGACCGGATCTTGCGAGCAACTGTCCCTGAGGAGCACAAGAGCGCCACGTCATCAGTCGGCGGCATTCAAAGCTATGTCGTGGGTCTGGAACGCTCCCTCTCCGCAGCCCTCACTCGGATAGCCGAGATCGAGGGGGCGTTCCGAGCAGCCATGGCGATGCATCTGCGGGTCAACGCGGCGCAATACCTCCTCGCCAACACGCGGGCGCGATCCAACGGGTCGCTGAAAGCGCACCACCACGCAGCCATGACGACGGCATATGTGGCGGCGTTGCGTGGGGTCGATCCAGACCATGTGCGCATGAATCACGAGCCCGATTACGCGCTAGTCCACGACAAGACTGCCGAAGATCTGACCGACCGCATGGAGGTCATCGGCTTCGATATCGACGGCTTTGTCGAAGACAAGCTGATCGACAAATTCCAGGCGACGTTTCACGACATCGCCGTTCGAGCCATCCGTTCCAGCGCTACCAAGCAGGAGAAGGCAGAATGAGACGCCTTTGGACGCGCATCAAGCAGATGCTTTGCCGACACGATTGGAAGGTCTGCCGCTTCATCAGACTAGGTGCGGCAGGGCCTTCTTACCAATGCACCAAATGCGGGAGTTATCACCATGCCGACTGACGCCCTCTCCCCCGAAGTAATGAAGCTGGCGCGGGAGGCCCTGTCCGCATACTACCTCGCGAACAACCCGCAGTCGAATATGCACGTCGACGTGTTGCTGCCGAACTGGCGTGACGGCGCGTCTGAGGCAGAAATCCAACTCATCGAAGCCATCGCCCGCGCCCTCACCGCCGATCGCGCCTCCTGTCAGGCACGGGTAGAGCAACTGGAGCGCGAGATCCTCCGCTGGAAAGCCGCCGCGTCATACGGTGACGGCTCGCCGATGTATACTCCCGAAAGGCTCCAGAAAAGCATCGAGAAGCTCATTGAGTCCCGCGACCGTTATGCCGCGCTTGCAGCCCGATCCGCTCTGAGGAAGTAGCCATGACTATGAAGAGGCGCACATGGGCAAGAGCAGTTAGAGACGCAGCGCAGTCGCGCCCAATTTTCTTGGCTAACTATATTCTGAATTTGTTCAGGCGAAAACACAAGCGGAAGCCCGAAAGGTTCAGCCACGCGAGCTTTAGCGACCTACCGCTTTTTTGGCAGGGTTATCTCACGCAAATGAACGAGGACTATGCGGAGGCCGAGAAATTCTTTGCTTCCGAAGTTGAGCGGCTCAAAGCCGAGGCCGCCACTCTCCGCGCCCTCGCAGACCGAAAGGAAGGTGACGCATGACCGCGACACGCGAACAGATCGCAGCACGGCGAGCCGCGCAAATCGCCTACCGCGTCTGCTCCGAAACACGGCACGTCTCGCTCGGCATCAAAGCGTCCGACGCGATCCTGGCTGAGTTCGGCCTTCTCCCGACTATCGATGGAGAGATGACAGACGAGCATTTCGATAGGGACGAGCGGAGATGAGGGCGCTTGCAATCGAGCGGGTGACCCCCGAGCAGTTGGCAGACGAGATCGGCTGTTCGTCGCGGCATGTGCGAAAACTCGCCAGAGACCTTGGCGCGTGTCGCATCTTCGGCAAGACTATGTTCTTAATGCCTGACGATGTGCAGGCCATTCTGGAAGCGAGCCGGCCATGTCCCTCAAACACTTCAAACGCGGCGAAATCTGGCACTACCGGGGGACCGTTGCCAAGCGGCGACTACGCGGATCTACAGGACATGCTGACAAGGAGAAAGCACTCCAGTTCATCGCCAAGATCGAGCATGACGCCCGGAACCGTCATCCCGATGGGAAGCAAGAAACGCTGACATTTGCGCAGGCGGCGATCATGTATCTCAATGCCGAGAAGCCCGACCGGTTCATCTCGCGTGTCGCAGCATACTGGAAAAATACGCCAGTGCGCAACATCAAGAGTGGAGCAATCCGCCAATCTGCCATCGTGCTGCACCCTAAAGCATCGGGCGCCACGCGCAATCGTCAAGTCATCGTGCCGACGCAGGCCATCATCAATTTCGCGGCGAGCCTCGATCTATGCGGGCAAATGAAGGTCAGCCGGTTTCCAGTGGTGACCGTCGAAAAGGAACCCGCGACATGGGAGTGGGTGCAAGCCTTCATGGCCGTAGCCTCGCCACACCTTGGCGCCCTGGCCTGCTTCATGTTCCTGACAGGCGCGCGAGTCTCGGAAGCCCTTGCCGTTCGCTGGTCTGATATCGACCTCGCATCCCGGCGCGCGCTCATCAAGCAGACGAAGATCGGGGCAGAGCGCCGCGCCCATCTGCCGCCTGCGCTCGTGGCCGCAATCGCTAACATCCCGAGCAACCGTGAACCAGGGGCGAAGGTGTTCAAATACTCGTCACGCGACACGGCAAAGCCGTTGTGGCGGGCGGCAATCAAGCGGGCTGGGATCAAGCCTCTGTCCTACCATGCGTGCCGTCACGGCTTTGCGACGGCCATGCTGCATGCGGGCGTCGACCCGATCACGGTAGCGAAGCTGGGGGGATGGAAGGACGCCAAACACGTCTTCTCGACCTATGGCCATGCGATGCACGATGACACGCTGGCAGACCGAATTGGCACGCGGATTGGCACAGTGGAAAATATTATTGTTGAAAAACAGTCCGTTAAGGGGTAATGTAGTCTTCCCTCGTTGGGGAGGGGTGGCCCGTTTCGGGAACTACTGGAAAGCGCGGAAATGCGCAAGAGGCTTCAATGAATTGCGGCGCGAACTCGTCGGATCGTGCGCCAGAAATCAGGAACGAGTCACGAACGAGATTGATCGTGTGACACAAAAGTTGACACAGCATGTTCGACAGACGTTCTTGGGAGATTGGAATGGCGACGCTGACAAACGCACAAATCTTCGCCCTGGTGGATCTTCGCGACTACGGCAAGGGCCACGCATCTGCATTGGCTCTCGGCAGGCAGGTCGTCGTTTTCCGCAACCTATGCAGGTTGGGTCTTGTAGAGTGCACCGGCGGTTCTGGACAGCACGCAGTTTGGCAAATCACAGACGCGGGCCGTGACAGGCTCCGCGCTATCGAAGAGGAATAGGCCCCATGCCCTACATCTACCGATGGGATCGCCAAGGCCGGAAGGGCCAGCCCTGCAATGTCATGGCGCGCGGCAAGTTCAACAGCATCCGCGTCGAGTTCGCGGACGGCTATGTGATGATCACCAGCGGGAATGCGATCAGGAAAAACAAGGAGGCACGGACGCTATGAACGATCGCACGGAAACGGATCGGCTATGGCAAGAAGTCCTCGCTGCGAATGCGAGGGTTGAGAAAGCCATTGCAGCGCGCGAAGCCATGGAGCGCCTTCATGCGCCGATACGAGCGGAGATCGCCAGACAGCGCGCTGGCCTTCGCCGGGATTTCGAGACGGCGATGACGATGGCATGTCTCAGCATTTTCGCCGGACCCGTTATCTTGGTCCTCGCTGCTTTGTTCGGCAAATAGGAGGCTAGCATGACGTGGCGAGACAGCGCCGACAGACTGATTGCCGAGATCGACAAGGCGCTAACAGTCGCCGCCGATATCAAGACCCGCAAGACAGCGCTCCGGGAGAACGCATGGCGGTTTCACGGCGGCACGTCATGGGGCAAGAAGGTCTGGAGCAAGGCGACACGCGCCTATCTCGGCAAGTTCGTGAAGGCTGACAGTGCCGTGCCGGTCAAGCACCTTTCGCCTCTGGAGCGATTGATGGCGAAGTCGGCTCGCAAGGCGGATGTTCTAGGAGAGAGATGATGGCACGTCCAAAACTGGGTAGAGGCGAGACCGAGCGGCTCCACATGGTTATTACCGCTGACGAACTCCGAGAGATTGAGAACTGGCGGCGTGTATGCGGGATCGCCAGCAAGTCAGCAGCCATTCGCATGTTGGTGCAGATCGGGTTGAAAGCCGAGGCCGCTATTGATGATCCGGAAGTGCTGGACAGGGTGGCAGCAGCGTCCCGTAAGGCAGTAGAGGACACCGTGCATCTGGAGCGTTCAGTCTCTTTCGAGGAGACATCCCACCTTGTCGCGCGAGCGGTGGTGGCATCGATGCGCACATCGCCCGCTAGGAGATCACCATGAGCGAGATGACTACACTGAATGAGGCAATGGAAAATGTCGCATCGATGATCTATCTCTGGAAAAGAGGTCACAATCTACGGATGGGGCCTCAGGATGCGACTAGGCGGCTTTCCCGTTTGGATGACGCGCTGTTTGAACTCTCTCTGCTCATCCCAAATGAGTATCTGTCGCCAGCGGCCCCCTTGCCGGAAACCGGGGTCTACGCTCATGCGGTCAA